AAACGCGCCACTGAAATGTTTCGGGCACGGTGGACCAGAGATTCATTCTCGGTCGTGTCGAGCATCAGCTGAACGCCGTAGCGGGCGCACAGCTGCTGAAGTTTCAGGATGGATTCGGCGTACGCTTGGAGACACAGACCGCCGTAACATGGCGTCGACAGAAAAATACACGGCGCTGACATAACAAACAGGCGATCCTTTTTTTTATGTACAGTACAATTAATGACGAAACGTAGAACCCAGTATATGACTCAAGCAGCACGACCGATATACTCGGAGAATGGCCAATTTTACTACACACGCAACAACGGTGCAACATGGCGTCGACTTGCCAACACCGCCGAATTTTTTACGTGGGCATGGGAACCAAACGTCCCGGGGAATTACAACAATGTCAATTTGTTCGGTGAGGGTACTGTCGCAAACCTCAAAAGAAATTACAACTGGGCTGCACGTACTATCCAGAAAGCCGTAAGGAATCGCCGTACACGCAGGGCTGCAACGACGATCCAGAGACGCGTACGAGGCGTGCAACTGCGTGCTCGAGCCGGATGGAACAACCCTTATACACCAGTCGGGTACCTTGCAATGATGAAACGTCTGATGCGACTGCAAAAAGAAATATCAGCTCACGGTAGATGATTTTTTATGTACAGTACAATCAATGACGAAGCGTAGAACCCAGTATTACACTGCATGGGATCTCCCGATATATTCGGAGAATGGTGAATTTTATTACACACAAAACAACGGTGCGACGTGGCGACAACTTCAGAATATGTCCCATTATTATTCAGTATTAGGGAGATATAACGATCCAACCGCCAGCTTGAAATGGAAGGGGTATATAAGAAATCTCAAACGAAACTACAATCGAGCTGCACGTACCATCCAGAGAGTAGTACGGAAACGTCGCAAGGCTGCGACGACGATCCAGAGACGCGTACGAGGCGTGCAACTGCGTGCCCGTGCCGGATGGAACAATCCGTTCACACCAGTTGGGTACCTCGCGATGATGAAGCGTCTGATGCGGATGCAAAAAGAAATGTCAGCTCACAATAGATGACAGACGTGATCCTTCCAGCAGGGACCCGCCTCTACAAAGGGTTTGGAAATCGAACCACGGGGTGTAGCTCGCTCCTCAAACACACACGCATATTCTTCGTGACACAGAGCGTTCAGCTGGCGCGTTCGTACTCAAACACGAAAACGGCGTGTCCGTTCGTGGCGAAACGGTCGCTCCGTCTGTTTTTGCTGAACCACCCGAACGTCAAACAGATATTCCCGATGTTGTCACGAAACACCGTTCTGGGTCTCAAGTTTATACTCGGTACGAACGTCACCCGAGGTCAACAGGCGAAAGTCTACAGCCGAATCACACAGAGTTTTCCGCCACGTCGATACCTCGTCAGACCGCGAAATCGAGGTGAACGCCTTTCGATAACCGATATGAACCGCGACGTGTTTGAACGTTTCAGCAACGATTTCCTCATTAAAAACGGGTACGACGGGTTCTACGCACCGCCCAAACGAACAGGTTTCCATGGCGGTGTGTTTCCTGCCGAAATCATGTTGTGTGACGCCAGTCGGACGCTCGTCCGACCGGGTATCGAACGCGCACCGGTTCTTTCCCGTGTCTCGGTCGTTCGCGAACTTCCCCAACTGTTCATCAAGTACTGTCGCCGGAATCGCACCCTGCTTCGTGTGTACCGTAATTTGTTCGTTCCAGAACTCGGTGGTGGTATGGGCGTCAAGTTGTACCTCGAGGCACGAGGTAAGCCAGCACCCAAAAAGGTGACGGACACGCGCGACTTTGACTTTACGTTTGCCGTACCGAAACGTCTGGGTCAGCGTGAGGCGAGACGTCGTGCTCTCATCATGAAGACGATCATGTACAGACACGTCGCTGGGTTCGTCGCGTGGCTCAACAGAACGTACACACGAACGAACGCGAGACTCATCGTCACCGAATTCGTACCCGACATTAAGGTTTTACCGGCGACGGGCAAGACGGTGTACCACGTGTCGCAGTTTTACATTCAGTTCCCAGCCCAGGAACCCATCGGTTTCGTTGATGCGACACTCGCCTACGTCCCCGGGACCAGTCGTGACGACATTCATCCTGTGTACTCGAAGATGTACGGTTTGCCGATCGAGCGTCTCAAAAAACTGTACGATTCGGTGCTTACCGTCCTCGCCGGATCGTTCGTGTTCCCTGGAATCAAAAAACGTAACCCGCTCACGGGTCAAAACTCCCAAAAGGGTAAAAAGAACGTGTCCCGCCTCGGAGCACTCCAGAACCTCGCACCCAGAAACGTCAAGCTCGTTCGAAATTTGATAAACCGTATCAAAAAACGTGACGTGAGCGGGGCAAAACGCAAAGCATCTTTGCTAATTAAAAATATCAAGAGACGCTAGAGTATGAACAAACCGTGTCTTCGGACACAGATTGTCCTTCGGCGTGTGAGTCGGCATCCGATCGTCCAAAAAACGATTCGGACCGGAAACAGGATCCAGAAACATGTGGTACGGAGTGCAACTCTCAGTCTCGTACCAGATGCTGTGAACGACATTGCTTTTCATCATGCCCAGTTGAACATTAACGAAATCGTCCACGTCTTTCAGGACACGGTTGCCATTTCGACGATGAATATGGTGATTGCGACGATGCTCGTCCTGTCGAAACTCGGTTGAAATTTTATTCTGCCACAATACTAATGAGTGCCAACTGTGCTGACCGTGAGGTGTACACGGTTCGGGTCGATTCTGTTGGAATTACCGGATCGTATTCGACATTCACATCCTATCTTCCGGTGCCTCTTCGCAACGTCGTCAAGGCGGAGCTGCTCATGGCGAGCATCCACCCATCAGCTATCCGAAAAGTGATCCATATAAACGTCGATGAACTCGTTTCGAATTTCATCACGCGTGCTGGACCAGCGTACTTGACCGGAGTCGGTCCAACGACATCAAACGTCGGTGCTGCAACGCAGATTTCAAATAAAGGTCTCATCGAGCGCGCCTTTGTAACCATCCCTTCATCCAACGTCGCTCAGGGTACAACAGACCTTCGTGTCGTATGGACGGCCGGGAATGATTTCCCCACCGATGTTGAATACATTAATCCGATTCGTCAACTCAAGACGCTCACTATTACGTTTTTCGATGGTGATACGGGCAACTTACAGACTATGGATCAAGAAAGCTACTTCGTATTCCGTTTCGAGTGCGCTAAAGACAATGTCTGTCTGTACTAATAAAGATAATGCGAGTTGATACTCCAGTATGGAAGTCGTCCGCCTACAGCCCACAGCCATCCTGCCCTCACGCGGATCAGCCGATGCAGCCGGATTCGACCTCTACAGCGTTGACCACTACGTTGTTTTCCCTGGTCAGCGAGTTGTTGTTTCCACGGGAATTGGACTTCAGAAGCTCCCAAGCGGAACCTATGGTCGCATTGCACCTCGCTCTGGATTGGCCGTGAAGCACGGTCTGGATACTCTGGCGGGTGTCGTCGACCCAGATTACCGTGGCGAGATTAAGGTGGTTCTCCTGAACACCGACATGCGTAACCCGTTTGTGATCAAGCCTGGGTACCGTATCGCCCAGCTGATCCTGGAGAACTACCACGTCGCGGATGTCGTCGAGGTGGCTGAGCCCGTCGTCGACACGGAGCGTGGTGAGGGGGGTTTCGGATCGACGGGATATAAAGTTACTGGAGTCTAAATAAATATGCAGTCTTGGCTTTTCATCGGACCGACCCTGCTCGCAGGCATCGGTCAGGTGACTCGTCAGTATTCTGACCTGATAAAGAGTCTCGGTCACGAAGCGGTCTACGTTCCGTTTGGTGACCCAGTTCCAAAGAAAAAGTACGACGTGGGTTTCGCATTTGTATTGCCCATCGAACAACACCTGAACATCGTCGATCAGATGCTAGCACCATGTGCGCGAAAAATGTACATGACGGTATGCGAGACTGAGACTGTCCATCCCGCGTATGAAACGATCGTTCAGAAATATCATACAATCTGGACACCGAGCAAATTTTGTCTCGATGTTTTCTCGCGTCAATTTCCAAGCGGCGATTGGCGTATTTTACCGCATTGGACACAGACGCCACCGCGTGCGCTTCCTGAAGCGACAATGTACACGTTTTACACGATCGGCAACATGATCGACCCACGCAAGAATATCAAAATGCTCATCGAGGCGTTCGTACGTCTCCAGCTTCCCGGATCACGTCTTTTGCTCAAAGCGACGTGTAGAGTACCCGTGACGTGGAAAATTCCAAACGTCGTCGTGGTCAACGGTCTCTTGACAGACGATGAGATTGAGACGAAGATCCATAGACAGGGACACTGTTACGTCAACTGTTCGCATTCCGAGGGGGTTGGAATGGGAGCGGTCGAGGCGGCGCTACGCGGCAAGCCAGTTATCATCACCGATTTCGGTGGCTTGAAAGAGTATGTCCCGGACACGCCATTCGTGGTCAAATGTACACGGTCCCAAATTCCACAGGATGACTTTTTATATCAGCGCGGTATGGTATGGGGTCAACCGTCGCTCGATGATCTCATGTCACATATGCGTACGTGTTACGAAGGCCGTATTTCGGAATGGGACCACCCCGGGACGAGGAAACTCATTTCGTCTGTGGCTGAGGAATTAATGACCCCATAGTGTGATTCCCGTACTCCTTCTCGTACTTCATCAGAATGGTGTAATTTTCACGAGCTCCCGGGGAGTACTGAGCATCCTGCATCGTGTTTGAAATGACCGACGAAAGCGTCATGTCATTGTTCCGTGAGTAGCCGTTGTTACGGAGAGCCTGGATGAGTTCGTCCATTACTCAGTTTGGTGATGGACAGCTTTAGGTTTCATAAAATCATCCTTCATGAGCTCACCGTGTTCCACGTGCTCCTCGCCACCGTAGTGAATCATGTAATATGACGCGGCGTACATGACAATAGCAAGCAGTACAGCGTTGAATCCGAGGAACGCCTGCTGAGCCTTGAGGAAAGAGACGAAATCATCAAACGCCTTGAATCCCGTGGGGGTGCTGAAGAGACGAGGAAGGGCGAAGATCAAAGCGAGATTGATTACAAGGGCAACAAGTATGGGTTTGAGTTCCACCTCAGCCATCTCTATACCATAGAGCTATGTTTTTTGCAGAAGCACCCGCCAGCCATCGCCCTGAAATTGCACTGCCGCCCCTCCAAAGTCCGTGCTGAACACGTCGGCCCCGCCGCCGTCTTGGTCCCCACCGCCTTCTTCTTGATCCCCGCTGCCGCCACTGGAACCACCGCCGAGGTCGGAGGTGTATAGTCTGGGAGGAAGATCGTCCGACTCCGAGCCGCCTTGAGGTCGAGGGTGTGCTGACGGAAACGGAGAGCAGAAGCCTCAAACTTGTTCATTGTTGGTTGGTTGGTTGACGTATGTATGTGTTCTGAAATTCAGACGGTCTCATGACAGGAATTTTCGAGCCTTGGAAAAATTCCTGTCGTGAGCGCGGCACGAAAGTTAAAAGGGTGTTTAGATTAACAACCATGGCGGACCAACTCATTCAAAGTCTTATGGATATCGTGTTTCAAGTTGATCGGGCGAATCTGTATCTTCCACCTACAATCGTAACGGTTCTTCGGAATCACGGCTTCATTCCTCACCGGACTTATACACGGCCACCTCGGCCACCCCGTCCTCCTCCTCCCGTCCGACTTCCGTGCCCTGCAATGACTCGGGCTGGAACCCCTTGTAAAAATAAGTGTGCCCCGGGATGTGCGACGTGTGGGATCCATGCGGCGACTCCGACTCCTCGAGGTGTCCCGAGTGAGGCGTCCAGGTGTACCGAAACGGTCCGGGGTGGAACTCAGTGCAAATGTCGAAAGTACAAGGATCTTTCAATGTGCTGGCGACATGCGAAAAAGGCGAATCTCCTCCCTCCAGAACCAGAAGTACCGACGGAGTGTGCTGTATGCTACAATGAGATGACACGGGAAACGATGACCAAGACGGCGTGCGGACACTACTTCCACACAAACTGCTTTGCGACGTGGCGGGAAAGTCGGATGGCATCCTTTCAGGCGGTGACGTGTCCTATGTGCCGACACACTCGTCCAAACCCGAAACCACTCGTCAGGCCTTCTTCGGGTACTGGACATCAAAGTTCACAAGCAAACGTGCTTGTTCTGTAAGACCCTTGCCTTGTATGACATAGTCCCGTCGAGGGTCGAGGATGCCGAATTCTTTGAGTGTGTTAAACTGAACAGGTCCGCCAAAGTGCGGGACGGTGACGTCGAGACCTTCGACAGATTCCTTGAACGTCACGGTCATGACATAGCGTAGATCGTCGCCGCGGCGTTCAAACTTGGGGTGGGGCTTGACATTAAATGTAATGATGAGATCACCCGTTTGTTCACGATTCGACCTCGCTTGTTCCCCGAGTCCCTGAAGTCTGTGTTGCGTCCCCGAATGTATCCCCTTGTCCACGTGTAAATTAATCATGACAGTATCTACCATGTGCTTCTTGTGATTACACCCCGGACACCCCTTTCGTACGACACCTGCTGTTTTGCATTCGTCGCATGGACGGGCAAACATTTGTCCAATCATACCAAACATCTCTTGGACCATCATTCCTCGTCCCTGACACTTTGGACACGTCATCATACACGACTGACAATGTTTCACGATCGGTACTTTGATCGTCTTGTCTGTTCCGGTATACACTTGTTCTAGGGTCAGATCGATAGTATGATGACGATCCATCGAACGTTGCTGAGGCCCCATACCAGGGAAACCTCCTCCACCGCTAAACATGTGCTGAAAAATCTCCGAAATGTCCGGTCCCTGAGGCATCTGCTGCTGAGGCTCATCGGTTCCGAATTGATCGTACCGAGCCTTTCGCTCCGGATCGCTCAGAACTTCATACGCTTGACCAATCTCCTTGAATTTCTCAGCGTCACCTCCTCGATCCGGGTGATGCTTCATGGCCAGTTTCTTGTACGCTCTTTTGATGTCGTCAAGAGACGCATCTCGCTCGAGACCGAGTGTCTCGTAGTGACTCATACGTATAAAAGCAAGAGTAACTTTAAACTCAAGCAAATGGAAGACGTTCTCGATAAGTTCGAGCGACGTATTCGCAACACACTCGATGCGTACCTGACAAACTACGTGGATCGAGTGTTCTGGGAGCAGAACAACAAATTACGGTACAGGAACGCCCGAGAGATGAATATGGCAATCGTCGAAGCATTCGACCCAATGTATGAAAAGTACCCGAAGCTCGAGAAGGTACTCGACGACAGTCTTTTGCTTTTGCAACAGTGTGCCTGGGTCGGAATGAACGTGCCGTGGCCCGTCGATCCAGACGACCACATTCAGCGTGTCGTCGACAACGTCATCGAGGTGTTCAACATCGTCGTGTATGGAAATCTTCGATTCGAAATTCTCAACTTAGAGCATGAAGGAGGTACCCCTCTGTGAACACTGTGTCTATTATAAAGCAGGTCCATATGCCAAGACGGGAACGTGTACCCGTTTCGTGGCATATAGAGGACGTGGAAAGATGGTGTATGAGTTTGCAGATACGGTCCGACTCGATCGGTCTCGGTGTGGACCAGATGGAAAATTGTTCCTGTCAAACCCCAGAAAGTTTAATCCGGTACGTGGTGATCTCCTATGGACGCTGTTCAATGAAGATGAATAGGTCCGTACAGACGAAGAATCTCTTTGATAATCTCGTGACGCTTAATGTCACTTTCGGTAAATTGTACGTGCTCGAGTCCGTAAATCGGATTGTCCTCGAGCCGCTTGAGCAGGTCGATAAGACCGTTGTTTTCAAAGCCGGCATCATGCTGACCCGTGTCACCCGTGATGACGAGTTTGGAATCCTTCCCGAGGCGGGTCATCACCATACGCATCTGATTCGGCGTCGAATTCTGCATCTCGTCGGCGATGATCCACGAGTTATCAAACGTCCGACCGCGCATATACGCGAGAGGACACGTCTCAAACTTCACCTTGGGAAAGAGGGAATCCTTCATCGGACGAATCCACGGATCCATCTTCTTGTCCACCGTCCCAGGAAGGAAACCGTGCTGCTCGTCGACCGAGATGGCCGGACGGGTCAAAATGATATTCTTGGCGTGCTTTGATGCCGCCTGACACGCCATCATCGTCTTTCCGGTACCGGCTGGACCGGTTGCAACGACGATGGGAACGCGTGGGTTTTCGAGCAAAAGCTGGTACAGACGGTGCGCCATACATTTCATGAGTGTCAGTTCTCTAACCAGACAATGTCACGTGGCAGATTCATCTTCCAGCAGTAGTAGAAACAATCAAAGTTACATTTGCTCTTGTAATCCTCTGGAACTTCTCCGTCGACGAGCTTCACAAACTGGATCCGTCGACGAGGGATGATAATCTGAATCTGCGGGTCGATTTTTCCAAAAAGCTTCCGGACGTACTGCGTAAACAACTTTGGCGCAGGCATGATGATGATGAACGGCTTGCCAATCTCGACGAGTCGCTCGAGCACCTTGGGAATCAGTGTGAACGGTGGGTTCGTGATGATGATGTCACCTCGGTTATTCTCAAAGAAATCCTCATCTTGGTGAATAACCTCGAATCCAATCTCGCGCAAAATCTCACCGGATCGACCGTCGCCGTAAAAGGGTTCCCAGACCACCTTGTTTTCGGGGACGAATTGCTTAATCGCCTCCCACGCCGATTTCGGCGTCATGTAATCGTCGTGCTTCTCGAACGTCTTGGTTTGAAATCCAGCCATGAAAATCACGCGCATTTACTTTTTAGCCCAACAGACACGAAGTGCCTGTTGTTTGTCGTCAGCTTCTGTCCACCACCTGCCACTCGGCACCCGTTCCGTTGAATTCGGCGAGGATGATCCGACCCGCCGCCTCCGGATCGAAATGATCCGCACAACAGAAAATGTCGAGGTAGATGTAACCGGTTTCAGGGTACGTGTGCACCGAAAAATGAGACTCGGAGAGTACGAGCACTCCAGTGGCACCGAACGGCCTGAACTGATGGAACGCCTTGTTGACGACAGTCAACTTGCACTTGTCCGCCACACGTTCCATGATTGGCTCGAGCTCGTCGACACGCCAAACATGAACACCCGAGACACGTCCGATGAGGTGCTTCATTCCTTCTTTTAAAAATGTCAGGTTTTTTTATACCAATGCACTTTGCAACCGTCGAAGGAGAACTTGCCATCCTCGACGAGGAGGAGATTATTGTCCATGTCTTTGAACGCGACTCACTCAGTACGGCAGCTTACCAGTACATGACCCAATGGATTCAGGACACGAAGAAACCCGACGAAGATCCGGAAACTATGTGGCTCGAGGCTGAAAAGGCGTGGGATGCCCTGAGTCCCGATTTCCAGGCGATACTCATCAATATCGCCAATAAAGAGAAGCAGCAGGCGAAGGATATTCGTGACGGGCTGCTTGCAACCCTTCACGGATATCAGGGTGTAAAACGAATCAAGGATGCTTTTGCCGAGGCTATCAAGTCATGCTTCGGTGAACTCGTCTAGGTCGACGTCACATATGTATTCGGGCTCGATGTCGTCAATTTCAACCTCACAAATGCCTTTGAGACGCATAGCGAGTACGCGATCCCAGAAAGCCTTCATGACCGGAAGGTACTTGGCGAACCATTCACGATCGCGTGGAACCTCGACGACGACAAACTCCTCTGGAGGTCCCTCTTTGTACTGGACGAAATCACACACCTCGAGATCCATAATCTCGAGCAAAAGCTGAATTTGAGGAAGATAGTACCCCGGAACTTCGGGTTTGATTTTACGCGTCAACGGACATTTGATTTCGAGGAGACGGCCCGATTCGGTGATGCCGTCAGGACTTCCACCGAGGAATTTATGTACTGGGTGTTGTACGAGACCAATCTCATGTGAAATTTGACCATGGCGCATGTCATACAGGTCGCGGACGAGCGGCTCGAGGCGTGTCCCGTGCGCAGTCGCTTCGTTCCCCGACCAGGGTCGTGCCGCGCCGCACTTTTTTGCAAGAAGCGCATCCGGTTTTTCGTACGGATTGAGACCTATAGCAGTTGCAGCGTCGCTCGCAGTCAGGAGATTCCCACGGAGATCGAGCCACTCCTGACTTCGTTGATCGGCGTATGATTGTGCCAAGAGTTCAGCGACTCTTGGGTGCATCTCTGATAAAAGAGACTTTAAACTTTAACGGCGGTGACGACGAGGAGACCGTCTCGGTATTCTTGTTGGTGAACGTACCCGGTTCCGTCTCACGCGGTTTCTCTCATTCATGATGCGTTGTATCGCTCGGATACGGGCAGCGAGAGTGTTCTGATTGAGAATGGGGATGGTGTTCCGCTGACGCGTTGGCGACGGTCTTCTTCTGCGGATGATATTACGGTTACCGTTAGGGATATTAACAAACCGTACAACGGGAGTGGACATTTACCATGGACTCACATTATTTCCTGAACCGCTCGGTCGTCTTGAGGGCAATTTGAGCCGCATGTTGTTCCGCTTGTTTCTTCGTACTGGCAAATCCTGACCCATGGGAAATACCATCAACAATCACTTCGATATGGAACGTACCGTTGTACTGTCCTCGGACCTGGTATTCCGGCAAAGGCACCTTGTTCGCTTGGCACCAACGCATGAGCTGATCCTTGTAATTGTCGTCGGTCAGATTCATCTCGACGTGTTCAAACGCAGCAAACACAAACGCCTTGGCATGAATCATACCAATGTCGAGGTAGATGGCACCGACGAGTGCCTCGAACACATCTTCAAGGATATTTTCGTTCGTGTTCCAGCCGTTACGCATCCCCTTGTCATCCATGAGTATCCATTTATCGAGCCCGAGCCGTTTTGAAATTTCACAGAGCGTCTTGCCTCTCACGAGTTTCGTACGCGCCTTGGTCAAAAATCCCTCCTGCTCTTCAGGAAACTTTTCAAACAGGTAACGCGTAATAATAAACCCAAGAACGGAATCACCCATAAATTCCAGCGTCTCGTACGAGCCTTCAAGACCCTTGTACTTTTTGAGGGCTGATTTATGCGTGAAAGATCTGCGATACAACTTGACATCATTAATTTTCGTGCCTACGAGTCGTTCAAGCGCCGCACGGTCGATGTTTGGTGCATCGACGAGTTCCGGCGCTTCAACGGATTCCATTACACTCAGTGGAGTTTTTTTGTTTAAGTAATTCAAATGTCCAACGCTCAGTTGCGTGAAATGGTGAATTTCATCAGATACTTCAACACAAAGTACACACCTCCGAACGGGTGGGGTGGTTTATGGTACACCCCCAACGTCGTAATAAGTCAAAGACGGAGAAACATCAACAAGGAACTTCACAGAGCTCTTGTGCTTCGTAAACTTCTTCGTCGTAAGATTCATACCAAGCTTAGACCCAAGAGAGCCGCGACAACGATTCAGAGATACGTGCGTGGTAGTCAGCAGCGTGCCCGTACCGGAGTTTTCAATCCTCATACTGCGATAGGACGAGCGTTCCTGATGAAAAAGATTAACAACAACGTGCGTAGAGGTTAGGCCTTAAAGACCACTGACACCAACTGACGGGTGTCCCTGGAAGGCGGGGATATACCCCGGACCGGTTCCAGAAACACCCGTCGGACTGGCTGGTTTTTTATTCACGTAGAGGAAAAGCAGAATGACGAGGAGCAGAATGATCAGCATAAACTTCATATTACAATTCACAGTGATTTTAATTTCCATGCATCGATGATGAGTAACGGAATCACGATACTGAAAAACTCGGCAACCTGTGTATCCCTAGACTTGTGGATTATTCGAAGGTCTTCATCCGTGTAGGGAATGCTTGATCTTTGCCACTCCGCCAGGAAACATTTGTTTCCGAACAGAAACCAGCATATAAAAGCAATCGACACAAGCGCCAAGTGTACCTTTATGAGTCTCCGAGACGTGAAAAAGACGCCGAGTATCATAAAGAGAATCACAAAGTGATGAAAGGTCAGTAGCAGTTTATCTTTCGCTGTTAAATCGTACTTACCATGAATAACAGTCACGTCAGTGCGGGCATTCAAAATCGTCATCAAAGCGATGATGGCGAGTACTACGTTCATTACTATTCAGTTGAAAAAAGTACAACAGGCTCCGCCGTCTTGATCCAACGGGCTCCGCCCGTTGTTTCTAGGCCTTCTTCACCGTCGGACGCTTCGCCGCTGGCTTTGGGGTCTCAGCCACCGCCGCAGTAGCCTCCTTCTTTGGCTTCTCAGTCTTGATGTAGTGCTTGTTGATGTACTTCTGGATGTTCAGGAACGTCACCTGTACGTCGGCTGGTGGGTCCAGGATCGCCTTCAGGGCTGCATCCATGTTGATGTTCTGACCCTGCTTCAGGCCCTTCTCGGTCACGTACTCGTTCACCTTCTTGGTCACCTGGGAACGGGAAATCTGCTCGCCAGCACCCAGCTTCAGAAACTTACGCAGCTCCTCGGAAATGTCCAGAGGCTTGTTGAAACCGTTGCTGGTCGAACGAGCCTTGGCCTTCTCGCCGTTGGGGTCCTCGATCAGGTTCTTCACCTTACGGAGGTCCTTACGCAGGAGCTTGATCTCATCGAGTACAGTCTGCAGAGTCACGGTGTCAGCCATTGTTATTTGTAGAGCTCTTCACGTCTTTAACCCCTTTTACGAAGTTCATCGTCTTTGTCGTGAAGCCGAGAAGGAGCAGAAGCACTAGCATTGGCCATGTTAGCATCGGACCTAGGATCGCAAAGAGTATCAGATGCCACACTTTGAATTCCCCGTACAAAGTCGTATTCTTTACATACTTGTACTCTTTTGAGTCCGTCAATGATTTCCATATATCGTCTGACGTTTCCATCATCTATTCTTTCGTGATATTTTTTTGGCAGCCCACACGATCAACACGGCAAGTATGATAGTTCCTAGAACGATAATAAGAATGATTGCCCAAATTGGAAATACGTATCCCGACCCAGATACAGATTTACCTGTATCACTCATCTCATTCGGAGGCGGTCCGCAACACCCTGGGTCACACGGAAACTGTGAATCACCCTCCTGAAAGGCACAAATCATGTTCGGTTGAGATTCAGTACGGGTTGCGACGGTGATTCCGGCTGTCAATTGTGCCATGTATTTGCAATTTTTCCCATTGTACTGAGGTCCACAATATGTTGGACCTGACATTGAATATGTATTACCCGTACCACATAGACCATTCGACTGGAGAGTCGTCCCGGTTGGACAGGTGGTAGTCATCTACTTAGAGCGTAGGTTTGTTTTTTGGTTACTATGGAGTACGGCACTCCCGTAAAGATTCCCGATGGTCGTTACTTTCTCAAGGTGTCAGCAAAGGATGACGCTCGTGTGTTCCATCAGGTGAACAATGTACTCGTTGACGGAAAACTGACCAAGGAGACGCGTCAGGTGAATCTCAAGGTGCCCTCAAAAACTTTGTTTGAGAATATCGATAACGAGCTCCTGAGTCAGGCGGAGGTGAGTAAGCTCGAGTGGTTCGGAAAGGATATTTCCACGGAGACTATCCGGTCTGCATACCAGGCGAGCCTGTCTGCTGACGGTGAGCTGACCGCTTCACTCGCCGCCATCAAGGGGAAGGTGGTGACGACGTTCTTTGACGCTCAGAAGAACCCTATCGAGGAGATTTCGGGAGCATGTGATTTCCTTCTTGAGCTTGCAGGGCTCTGGTTCCTCAAGCGGTCGTTCGGTCCCATCTGGCGCGTCGTCCAGGTTCGTCAGCGTCCGGCTCCAAAGCCAAAGACGAAGGGGTACCCAGTCGAGTTTCAATTCACAGACGAGCCCGAGCCAGAGGCGGATGAGGATGACCCGACGGATTACCTGGACTGAAAAAAAAAGTCGTATACTAATATAACATGGACGGCAAAGGTCTGGCGATTTTGATTCTTCTGTTCCTGATCGCCATGATGGTCTTTTATCCTCAGCGTAGCGGCTACGCCCCGACAGGCGGTGATCCCGTCGGCAGCGACGTCATTCAGACGTCCGTCTCTGGCTCTGGTCCCATGATCAGCCAGGGTGGTGCCGGTGGTCTCATTTCTCAGGGTGGCATGGCGGACACTCCAGGTGGTTCATATGCATCCATCGATGAGCCAGCTCCTTTCGCTGTCGGCAGCGGCTCCGGTGTGCGCACGGTCGACATGCCAGTGTACGACAACACCAACGTGGGTCTGATTCCCAAGGAGGTGGTGACGACCGAGGATTTCGGCCAGTTTTCTCCAGACGCCATCCTGTCTGGCCAGAACTTCCTGGACCCACGTGCCCAGATTGGTTTCCCCGAGACGATCGGCGGCAACCTGCGTAACGCCAACCGCGACTTCCGCTCCGAGCCACCCAATCCCCGTGACCCAGTGAGCATCTTTAACCTGTCCACGATCCCACCAGACACCATGCGTCCCAAGTTTGAGATTGAGAACAGTTACGAGAAGTAGAGACGCAATCGAAATGGGATCAAGTCAAAAACACTTAAAAAATAAACATCTTTAACTAACAAATGGACGATTTCAAGGCCATTATGACTGAATGGCTCTCCTTGAAGCACCAGCTTGCTGCTGCGAGGAAAGACATGGCTGTACTGAATAAGCGCGAAAAGGAGCTCCGGGCCCGGGTCCAGAGTCACATGAAGGAGATTAAGGAGACTCAGGATGTGGACACTGTGAAAATCAACCAGGAGAAGGTGTCTCTGCATACGAAGGAGGCTCGTGGAAGCATCACCAAGAATGTGATTCTGGCTGGTCTTCGTGCATACTTCAACGGTGACGAAACTAAAGCCGAACAGGTATTCCAAATCATCGTAGACCACGCACCTGTCAAGGAGCGTAACACAATCACCGTCAAGAAAGCCGCTTAAGGAGACGAGCCCCAGAAACAACAAGTAGCAAAATGGGTATCAACAACGAGTACCGTGACGATGCTTTCGTTGGTGTTGAGGACCCTGACGAGCAGTATGATGAGTACGAGGATCACGAGATTATCCTTGCTCCTCAGGATTGGCACGACTGGCACTCGGAGGATGTCCTCAACATGTGGATGTCCCTTCGTCAGTACCTCGAAGACAATCATCTCACCAGCACTCTCATGAACAGGGCGTCGTTCCATAACTTTGCCGAGTTTGTCCGACAATTTTCTCGGTAGATAGTATCTGCTCACATGGATATCACCGGACCCAAGATCCTGACCCCTGCCATCCTGTTCGCCCTGCTCAGCCCGGGCCTGCTGCTGCGCGTTGGCCCCAGCCCAGTGCTGGTGCACGCCCTGGTCCTGTCCCTGGTGTACTACCTGATTGCCAAGTTTGTGCTGAAGGTATCCCTGCGCCCAGCTGACCTGATCATCCCAGCGGTGCTGTTCGTCCTGCTGACGCCAGGCGTGCTGCTGACCATCCCACCAGCCGGCAAGGGTGTCTGGATGTCTGGTCAGTCCTCCCTGCTGGCCGTTGGCGTGCACACCCTGGTGTTTGCCCTGGTGTTCTCCTTCCTGCGTAAGAATTTCGCCGGTTACTATTAAATGAATGGACAGAAGTACGTCGGTCTTCTTATGAATTCCCGTACCCAGGCTCACGCCTTTCATTTGACGACAAGCTCGTTTGCGCAACACAAGGCGCTCCAGGCGTACTATGAAGGTATCGTCCCCCTCCTTGACAGTTACGCCGAGGCGTACATGGGTAAGTATGGTCGCTTCCGCCGCATCATCGTCGGTCGTCGCACAATTGCACGCAACCCCAAGCTGTATTTCCGTTCGCTTCTGACTCAGCTTCGTCGCATGCGCCTTCCACGGGACACCTATCTCAAGAACATTCAGGATGAGATTACGGCACTGGTACGTTCAACACTTTATATGCTCAGCCTAAAGTAAAGAAGCACTGACACGTTAATGAAACACCTGGCGATCGGGCCGGGTGCAATGACCTATTTCGCATTTCTCGGCGCACTCGGCGCCCTTCGAGATTGTCACGAGCTAGACAATCTCGAAGAGATTTCAGGGGCGAGCGCCGGTGGCCTCCTCGCTTTTTTTTACGTTGTCGCCGAAGGCAACATCAAAACCATCCTCGATTACTCGTTGGATATCCCGATAAAGGACATTATGAAACCCAACATTCGACAATTCCTGCGCAATTTCGGACTCGTCAGTCAAAAAAAGATTCGAAGTGTCATCGTCGACATTATCCGTGTCTTTTTCAGCAAAGAGGATCTGACGTTTCGTGAGTTCCAAGCGCTTCGTCCGACAATGCCGAAGATCCATATCAGTGCATACTGTGTCAACTTAGGACGTACCGAATACTTTTCATGTGATTCGACCCCAAACATGTCCGTCGTGGATGCACTCTGTATGACTATTGCCGTGCCGCTTCTGTTTGCATCCGTCGAACATCAAGGACGCCGGTACATTGACGGTGGGACGATGGAGGATACACCGTGTGGCATCTTCGTCGGGTCAACGAACATCAAGGTTATGCGATGTGTGTGGTCAGAAGTTCTCGAATATGACACGCGTAATTTAAAGTCGTACCTGACCAGCATCCTGTTTACGATGATGCGTATGCGTCCGAGGTACAGTTATCCGTTCATAGACGTCGACATGTCTAGGTTTGAGCTGTTTGATTTTGGGGTGTCGACAGAGGCGAAGCTGAAGATGTTTTCATTTGGTTACCATTCCACGTTGAAACAGGCGTTGAAATCATGTACGATTTGCCATCAAGGGGAGGATTTGCCGCTGCCAGAACCTCACACAGATCAATCACGTCACACGGAGCAATGTGCTGCTGAGAATAGTCCCGATCGTCCCGAACGAAGCGAACAAAGTCCTCCAGACGAGACGAAAACCTCGTCGGAGTCCATCCACTCATAGTCATCCACGACTGGTAACGCTCAAAAAAGTCGGGACAGCGCGTCGTAAGTAGATGCTGCGTACACACCTTGGCGAGCTTGTTCCACCCAGGAATCGTCGAACAGTCGGGGAACGCCCGGAGCGGTTTCGGAAACAGACCCGTCTTGAAGCGCGCATCGGTCGCTTGCAGAATTTCGAGTTCGTTATCCATCGAGTGTGCGAGCCAGTTTCCATCCCCTTGCTCCCACACCGTGTGCATGAACTCACAGAGGGCGTCGCGAAAGGGAAGCACCTCCGCCTCTTGACCGTGGATGATCGTTCGACCGAGTTTCGTCTGGACGCGTTCATTTTCAGCAATCAGAGGGTCGTCGAGAGCCTCTTTGATGAAGATGGTTCGTAGTTCACCGTGCGTCACCGCCCGATTCTTCCGGTACTCGGGATTCTGATGACGTCCATGGGACACCCACTCCTTCTTCTCAGTGACGTTGACGGGTGTGAAGCTTATCGAGTGTATGATCTTCTGAGTCGTCGACTCAAAATCCGCCACGACGTACTTCATTGGAAGACAGGGTGTCCGTTTTTTTATCTAAATTAACAGTAACAAATGCATCTCATCCGTCGCCGGGCGTATACATTCCGCCGCAAGTCCAGAACCGTCCGCGTTCCAGGGACTCCATTTCGTCGCGCACACACACGCCACATCTCAGGTGGTATCGTGCGCGTCAAGTCGTCACTGATTCGCAACCGCGGTCTTCCAGGCAAGGGCCCGTATACACTGCCACCCCTGTCCCCAGGGAAGCTGTACGGATACACAGTCTCTGCATCGTCACCCAACCGCTACAAGTCCTTGACGTTTGCGATGAAGAGCAATTCGCCGCTGGCTGTCTTCCGTCGTCTCCAGGTGCTCGCTCGCTACCTCAAGCGTACGTCACCGACGGCACAGCGTACGATCCTCAAGAACGCCGCATGGGTCCGCAGAAAGTTTTAAAACAAACTAATATATGGCCGAAGTTATCGGCTTGTTCTTCAGTGCATGTGTGACTGTTGCTAAAATGATTTATGACGAAATTAGACGAATTCAAGACCAAGCGAGAGAAGAACTCATCCGAGCGGAAAGAGAACTCATGTCGGCCACAGGGTGCGGTGGTAGACGACCAACACATGTTTCAGATTCAGATTCTGACGAGGAGGAAGAACCCGTCGCTGTGCAAACAAAGAAACCCCAGCGCGTCGCAATTCTAGTTGTCGCTGTGGCAATTGCGTCTCATATACTCCGTAGAAAGTTTAAAGAGTGAACTCAAATCGTAGATATGGAAGTTTCTACGCTTTTGACGTGCCCGTGTCGTCCCAACTTTACGTACAAGAATCTAGCTCAGCATAAAAAGACCAAGATGCACCAGGCGTGGGAAACTTCAAAAGAGGTGAAGGATGTTCGAGTTCAGTCCAAACATTTTGAGAATGAAATCGAACGTCTCAAAAGTAAACTCGAACACAAAGAGCAGATCGAGTCTGAACTCTTGGCTCGAATTCGACAGCTTGAGTCAGACATTGAATACTGGAGAAAGGCTTGTGATGGTGTCTATGTATAATTTTCTCACCCTTTAGCAAATGAAGCGTACTCTGATTATTCTCATTCTGCTCATCGTCCTCGCCATCCTCGCATTCAGCGGCGCCGGTGTTTGGCGCGCTCCAGGTGCGACGACCCAGGCTGAGCAGCGTCGTATCAAAGGCATGTCCCTGAAGGCTGAGGACCTGTAAGATCATCGCATCGCGATGATCGCCGTCCCATGGTTGACATTGTTTCCACCTGCGGTGGAAACGAGTTATTTCTTCTTCCCAGCCAAGATGATTAACATCAACCCGACAACCAATGCAATGATAGCACCCCAAACAATCTTCTGATTGTCCCTTTCGAATGGGACGGGAGGAGGAAGACTCACAGGACGTTCGACTTGATCCGGTACGTGTATCGTATGAAGTCGTAGCGTGAATGAATTCACATCGAGCCCGTGAAAATCGAGCGGCGCGCCGTTTCGATCAAGCCATTTCACGGTGAGACGATCGAGCGAATCGAGCCGTGACGGGAACGTGACGCTCACTGGATAATCAGTTGACTCCTTGAACGCTTTAATTCCACCAGACGGCACATCCATCGGTATGATGGCAAAAGATCGAGACGATGTATTGCTTGTCGTCGTGTACACACCCTGTGGATTGAGAATCAATTTGCGCGCGTCGGTCGTCAACGGCGTTCGAAACTCTTCAATATCCAACCATATATAATCATTCATTTCAAGACTGACAATGTTACTCGAAACGACGTATGCGTTCGCGGTCGGGTACAGTCCATGATAGACAGCATTTGAATTTATGGATTTTGCCAACGTCGTACCAAACGACAAACCGAGAATGTCTGCAATCTCTTTTGTCAATGTTGTTATCGACGTCAAGTTACCCGTAAAAAGAAATTTACCTTCAGCGTCCAGATAACTCATTGTGATATTCGTTACTTGATCGCTGTTGTTGAACGTGTCAACGAGTGAACATGTCGAATAAAATCCTGGATTCAGAGCCACATTGGCTGTATTAAATGCGAGTACGTTAGAACTCGTCGTCAAATTGTACATTGTGTTTGGGATCTTGGCCGATACGAGATCCACTCGACTCACGTTGTGTACGGGAGATTGAAGAAACAACGTGTATGAGTTTCCTGAGGGGTAAAGTGACGTGTCTCTCTGTCTGGAATCGACGTACAACGTCGTCTCCATCTACCTAAAACAGAGATTAAAAGAATCGTTAGGAATGGTGCAGTATTGGCTCGATCGAGCCCGCATCAACGAAGGCCCAACCGATGTCAAGGTGACGCCTGTGAGTTTCTTGGTGACGACTGAGGCTTATACTGACCAGCTTGCCAGTATCATCGCCCCCGAGGACGAGATTGCGTACAACGAACCAAAGAACGATTGGGTCTTTGAGATCAAGCCCGGTGATGTGTTTCCTGTGCAGATCATCGCTTCGATTCAGGCGACACTGGAGGCGTCGAATTTTGACGCCATGATGTTCCCTGTTGTGTATCGGGGAAGTCCCGTGCTCGAGAAGCGTATGTACCGTAAGTCTGGGGGTGAGAATATTCAACAGGCATCCATGCCAATCTTTAATCTAAACCCACCGCCTGCTCCAGAGGCATGAAGGAGAGTATAAAACTCGTGGCGACGAGGGTTTGGCACGCTCTCGGACCTGGATTTTCGGAACGCGTGTACCACAACGCCATGGAAGTTGGACTACGGCGTCTCGGCGTTCCTTATCAGACGGAGCGAATCGTTCCAATCATGTTCGACGATCATGCAATTGGAAACATTCGTGCAGATTTGGTAGTAGACTCCCGAATCATCGTCGAGCTGAAATCGGTCAAGGCGCTCAAAGATGAACACCGTGTTCAGACGCGCATGTACATGAAGCTCCTGGGTATTCCTGAGGCTGTACTCATCAATTTCCCTAATGCTGGGAACGAGCTTGAGATTGAGGAGGTTTAAAACCAAACAGCGTTACTGAAGTAAATGTTCACGCCAGAGATGAAGCGTGCTGCAGCCGCCGTTGTCCGAGACAAGGATACGAAAACTTCGTATCGAGTAATGTCATTTTTCTATTACCTCGCCATTCGTGCATGTGAGATTATCGACTGGTGGTTCCCGACCGAGTACGAGAAACTCCAGCGTAAGCGTGCCAAGGCGTACCTCAAGGACGATCCGAGCATCCCCGAGGGTGCAACGGTCGAGGTTGACCCAAAGACGGGCATAGCCATTCCCGAAAAGACGGACTAGGCCGTCTTTTTCTTTGAAGTCCTGTATCGATCGCAAATTTCGATCTCAGGAAATTCAACTTTACATTCCGCAATTGCTCTGCATCTTTGAATGAATGTTTTAGGATCGTAACACCCCTTCATGAGATTGCAATGAGTACAACAAGGGACACAATTATCTTGCGTGTAACCTTGACTTGAATCAAGTCTATCTATTCCGTTTAGAACCTTATCTAAGTCTAGGTAGTTACAATATGTACATGGAGTTGTTATACATTTGTACGCTTGTTCGTCGGTTAGTTCCCATTCGATATTTCTTCTTCCTGCATTTTCCTTTACTGCTATAATTTTACCAGAAACACATAGTCTACGCCTGTCGTTTACTTTCTTTTTATACGCTTCTCTGTTTGTTTCTAATTGTTTTTTAGTCCATTTCTTAGAGCTTTCTCTTGTTCTTGTTTTAACATGTTCGATGTTATCTTCTCTCCATTTTTTCATACGTTCTATAGTTTCGGGTTTTGTCAACTGTTTATTGGCTTTATTTCTACACGTGGCGCATAACTTACACTCACGGTTGTTAGAATTTAAAAAATTTTCGATAGGTTGGGGTTTTCTTTTACATCCTGAACATAGTTTGAAACCACCCTTCTCTTTGTTGTTTAAAGTACGAGTATTCGATTTTATTCTACATTTTAAGCATGTTTTACATTCTTTACCCTTTTCATTAATAAAAACTTCTATGGGCTGGGGTAGACGGACACAACTCGAACATTTTTTAAAAAATGACATCCTGGGATGGAAGTATATTACACCCGAATATTTTTATTTGGGCTGGTAATAATCAGCATGTGGGAATCCACTGCCACCCAAGGTCAGCAGTGATCTTCTTCCAAATGAGATCGTGTTTGTACAGCTTCTCTTTGGATTTGAGGAGCGGAAAGCACGGGAGGTATTCATCCTCGCCGAGAAGTTCGCAGAATTTGTACAGGACGTAAGAGTAGCTCAAAAAGTTTTTACGATTTTCAGGACAATGTTTCTCAAAAGGCTTTTGAATCTGACCAAACATGAGTCGAAGGCGGTCTTCTAGGGCTTGAGGCATGGTTGGTGGTTTCACCCCGTTGAGAATCGTTGTGATGTAGGGTGCGTGTTCGTAGTATTTATTCATGTGAATCTTTTTCAGCATTTCGCGAACCTTGCGATGGGTCAAGTCTGATTTGTCTTTGATGCGCTGCTTCTTCACCTCGAGCTGAAGCTGATCGATGAGATCCTGTGGGACGCTCGTGTACTCCTTCGCCTGAAATTGATTGACCCATTCGTTGAAGTGGTTCTCCCGGCGGTACGAATACACGACGTGACGTTCCATGTCCTGTTCCTCCTTGAACCCCACCTCTTGACACTGCACGTAGTCAGTCATTCCGCACTTGAGACATATCATATCGCTCGTAATGTCGTCGAGTGTATGGTCCATCGATCCACATCCTTTGCATTTGGGAACGTACCCTGGATTCTTCTTCTGCATCGGTGTCAAATGGTTTCCCTCCACGGTCGACATGTACTTTTCGTAGACATCCTTCTTCTTCCCGCCAGCCGCCTCAAACTCCATCAATAAAGGAATACACTCCGCCATATAGTCGTACATTTCTTGTTCAGCGTCTTTGTCCCCTTTAGATATTCGTTTTTGGAACTCGACGATTCGTTCTTGATAGCGCCCTTCCATTCTAAATAATATATTCAATTCTTTTAGTTATGTGGGTTCTCAGCTTCATCGAACAATTCAGACCGAAGAACTTTCAGGTTCATCAGATGTTCAGACACGACGGTGACGAATTGGTCCCAGTCGACAAGTTCAACAAAGGCGAACACGGACACGTCGATTACTACTTCGGGGGTCAGTTGTACACGCACCTCGGACGTTGGCCTATAAAGAACATAAAGCCTCGATTTTCAATTCCGGTACACAGTGCAATTTTCATCAACGACGAAGACAGGAAACCCGTCGTGTGCACGGACGTCGTCAGGCGACACTCGGGACCGACGTTGTCACCAGTTTCGTTCGACGAGTATTCCCCTCGTCCGTACTTTACAGTTTCATTCACAGGAGGGTTTCGCATCTCCATGGGAATCAAATGGGTCCGAGTCAAGAAAGTTTCAGGTGTCGTTCACGTCCAGAACGTCCTCGGTCAGATGACCAAGGTTTTTGTCGGTTAGTGCCACTTGACCATCATCTTATTCCAAAGGTCGGCAAGTACTTCACGTTCCGGTGAGTTTGGTGGAAGACTGTCCCACATATCACCGAATTGTTCTTGAAGATCCCATGCTAAATCAGCATTGTTCTGTTCCAGGCAAAAGTTGATCGTGGCGACGAGTTGTTCGTAGGTCATCATTTTTGTTATTGAAGAATGGTCTGGTACCTTTAGTCCATTGGAGTCGGCGAACACGTTCTTCGGACGTGGTCTTAGTCCACTTTCGGTGCCAAGTAAAATTTGAGCTCGCCGAGATTCGCCACTGTGTATCGGAACACGATGGGCATATTTTCATCCTCATCGTGTTGCATCAACTGAACGCTCGAACACAGACTCGTCGCTCGTGTAAACATGTTGATGTACTTGAGCGAAAAGATGTTCCCAAGCGGCTTGTCCATTCCAGGCTCGACACACTCGATGACCGTCTTTTGGTTTGCAAATCCACCCTCGCACTCGAGCTCAAGAGTCTTCTTCTTTCGGGTGATTCGAATATCCTGTGCCAAGTTGTGCATGTCACGAGTCACACGTTGGAAATCGACGCTCGGGATGGTCGTCAGGACATTCATATCAATCTCCGGTACGGAGAGCTCGTCGTCGTTAATATCGAGGAGCTTGAAGTCGAACGACGTTGACGACTTTTTGGCTGCATTCTCGATATGAATATGCAACAGGTACGAATCGTCGATCGACATGCTCAATGTGTCAGTATTCGTGACAGACTTGAGCAGCTTGTATGTGTTTGCGACGTTGAGACCTGCTGTGTGTTCCCGGTCACAATGGTACTCTTCGAAATTCTCGGCAGGCATGACGAGGTGAACGAGCGTCACGCGTGCCGTGTCCAGAGTGACAACCATGAGCCCCTCTGGACGAAACACGAGATTGACATCGTTGATAATGTCCTTGAGCACCTCAAAGACGGTACGAAAGGCGCTCGCCTGTATCGTCTTGAGACGAACCATAGTCAGAATACGCATGCTTACTTTATACCATTCTGGTAGGCGTCAGCCACCTTGCGGTTAATCTTCTCCTCGAGCTCACGTGTCATCGGAGGTGCCAGAGGCATGTTGAAGTGACTAATATCAAAGAAATTACCCGCCTCGTTTTCATGAGTATCATCGAGCGAAGCGCCTGAGAGTACAGTCTGATCAAACTCCTCAACGCGTTCTTCGGGTTTCATCGTCTCGATCCATTTGCGAACGTCATTTCCAACGAGCAGGTGACCGTCGTTCGTCACCAATGTGGGTACCCGTGTAATTTGTCTCGACGGAACGCCTTGTGTCGACACGTTATGAAACCGAATCATGTGGATGAGCGCTGGATTTTCCCGAATTTCTTGAATCACCTGAGCACAATACGGACACTTGTCACTGTAGACCAGGGTGGCCATTACTACTACCAGACTTTTTGTACCCAGGGAGTCGACGCAGGACTTTCCGTGGAAAGGACTTTTTTCTCACCTGTTAATAATATGAAGGACGTTGTTGTCTTCCTCCTTCTGGCAATTTTGGGATTTTTGCTATGGAACCGTGGGGTACTCACGCGCGGCGAGGGGTTCACGAACGTCAGTGACAAGAAGCCCGTGGCCCCAGCGACGATCCAGAGCATCATTAACGCCATCCAGGCCAAGAATCCTGACGTGTACCCTGTTCAGACCATCTACGTCAATTCAATGGAGGGTGATCAGGGTTCGGCGCTGTACAACGCCCGTATCATGTTCGTGAACACCCGTGGGTACTTTGGCGTCCAGTACGACATCAAGGCGGATGGTGACGGCAACATCCTCGAGATGTCCGAACAGCCCCAGCCTGGTGTTGGTGCCGCTGATGTCTTCGAGCCATTCGGTCCCAGCGACTCGTACGGGACATTCGAGGATACTCAGGTTGTCCTGGACAAGCAGTTTGCGGATCTGAAGACTCAGGTTCCAGGGTACCAGACTAAGCTCGACATTTGGCTCGAGCAGATGCGACAGGAAAACAAGGCGAACGCGAGCGCTGCGGCTCAGAAGGGCGCGGTTGTTTCTCGGTAATAATTAGGAATGATATCAGCACAAAATCTTGCTGAACGCGAGCGTAAACGGCTCGAGGTCCGCAAGGCGACATACAAAGCCATTCTCGAACAGCTCTGTCGCAAGATCAAGTCTGCGTCAGAACTTGGAGAACGTTCGTTGTTTTTGACGATTCCACCATTCACTATCGGGTACCCAGCGTACGACATCGACAAGGCAACGGAATACATTCAACGTCAGTTGGATCGTCTCGGATACAAAGTGATCAAGGTGGCACAGGGCACGTTGGGTGTCAGCTGGGGAGACACGAAACCGAAGGGTCCGGTCGTCATTGATCATTCTGCTGAGGAGGACACGAGGAGCATCGCTCTGCCGTCGCTCGCCAACTTGCACAAGACGGCTGCGAAATTGCGTGGAAAAAATTAGTCTTTAGACATTGCCGCCACTCCTATACCCACTGGAATGATAGCGAGAAGCCACAGCCAATTCAGGGACGAATCAGATGACGTTGATGCAGGTGCAGCGGCGGCAGGTACAGAAGGCACGATCACATTTTGTTTAATTGATTCGATACTGACATTTGAAACCGCTGGAAGTGTCGGAACTGTTACTCCGTTCATTACGTTATTCAGTCCAGAAACACCAAAAGATGGAAAGGTGACTCCATTGAGCAAGTTTTGTGTTCCACTGACAGACATTTACTATTTACGAGGAATTAATAACGACGGGAGCATTCTGAATATTTGTTGCGAGCTGAGTTGCAGCTGCTGCCACCTGTGACGTGAACTTTTGTTTATCAGCCGCTGATACACTCGCCCACGCCTGTGTAAACTTTGTACCGAATGCAGGCATGATCGTGTTTACGATGTTCGTTTGCCAAACCTGTTTGAGGTCGTCTGGGAGTCCACGGAATTCAGCCAGGTCCATGATACTGAGTGGGTTGGATGGTGTGTACATTTCCCGAAACACAAATAGCTTAACAAACATGACTACGACAAGGATCCACAGGGCGATACGTTCGTAGTTGATGGCCATTATTATATAACTGACGAAAAAAGTGCGCACGCCTCGCACAAAAAATTAAACCAGCTAACATCAATGGATTCGACAGCCATCCTCGTCGAGGCTGAACGTAAGTTTATGATCAAGCTGTGCAACGCCATGACTCCTGTGATGATCGATGCCTTTTACGAGATGTACAAGAAGGCGATCGAGGTATCCAAGGGTCGTCAGACGCTGATTCACTACCAGACGCTGCTCCAGGAGGTGCCTCACTGGAACAACACGATCGTGAAGCAGCACGCCGACGCCATCATCAAGTCCTGTGCCATGTTTCCCAATCTGCTCGCCGCCGTGTTCGTCATTTCGGTTAAGATCATGTCCGCCGTGCGTATTTCAACCGATTCGAAGAAGATCAACATCAAGTTACCATCCAACGACGTTTTCGTTCACTCGTGCTACATCGCCGCGGCCAAGAGCCTCTACGAAGATCCGTACGTCGTCGTGGACAAAATGTCAGACCAGGATCGTCGTGCGAAGATGGCACATCGTTTCAACGAACTGATCAAGGAGGTGGTGGATGATTTCATTCCGGTACAGCAGATTCTCGACACGTACATTCCCAACTTTACAGGGGGTGATCTCGACATGGGTGGCGCGAACCAAGACCCAACGGACCCAACAGACCCCGAGACGAACGAGGAGGAGACGACGCCCGTGACGCCGTTGCCCGAAGGCGCAGAAGGAGCGCCAGTAGAAGCAGGAACACCGGCACCTGCAGAGGCTGCCGGTACACCGGCGCCGGATGCCGAACCTGGTACGCCTGCAGCTCCAGAACCTGGTACGCCAGCGGCTCCGGAGGGTCCTACCAAACAAGTCCCAGTCAAGGTGCATCACGAGACGCTGTTCGATGACGCTCCCGATAAATGAAAATGTTAACTAAATACAATGGACAATCTGGATAAGGTATTTTGGGCCTTTATTATTCTCATAGGAATATGGGCAGCGGTTACACCAGGTAATCAGCTTTCTGCCATTCCAGAAGAGTACAATCGTTATAGATTGGGTACTTACATTCCATGGCCTGTCGTCGTGCTGATTTTGTTTGTGTTTGCTTACACACTTTTTGTAAAAAAATCGTAATATACAGTAGATGGCTGATCACTACTTCCGTGAGCCGATGAGCGCTGCTCTGATTGCAGCCGCAGCGACGATCGCCTACATCCACATCAGAGCGTCTCTGAACAACGAAAAGGCGCTTCCAAACTCGTCATACTTTAAACCAGCTTTCCTCGTCGGTCTCCTCGTGTACATCATCGTCCACCAGGGACACGGACACCAGGAATCGATATCAACCACACCTTTTAGAGCTTAAGTCCAACGGGCGAAGCCCGTTGTCCAAGGAACAAAGTTCCCCTGTCCGCCAGCCAAAGTCCCGGGCGTATTGGGCACATGGCTTAAAGTATTTGATACACATTTCGTCAATGGCGACCACCACCAACGCGTTTAACGACATGATGCAGCAGTTTCTTGACGAGCTTGTTCTCACGTTTCCAGATGAGAAGAAGCTGGTAAAGTACCAGAATACGTTCATCCTTCTGCGCAAGGCGAATCCCAAGAAGCCGATGAAGGAGTTTATGGAGACGGTCGGTCCGTTTGCGAATCACCTGATGCAGAAGGATGAGGAGTTTTTCAAGACACATGCGTCTGAGGTGCCGTTCCTGAACGATCTTGACATTCCTCGTCTCTGGGGCTCCGATCTGTCCGAGACGACCAAGAATGCAATCTGGCAGTACCTTCAGACGTTGTACATCCTTGGCACGACGATCACTGCTCTCCCAGCAGACACATTGAACATGATCGAGTCTGTGGCTCAGAAGTGTGCCAGTCAGCTCCAGGATACGGCGACGGCTCCTGATGGTACCATCGACGAGGCGGCTCTAATGAACAGTATGAATGGTCTCATGTCGTCTCTGCTCAAGGGTGGCAAGGGAGGTCCGTTGATTTGAAAAAAAGTATACGTATACTAGAAGATGACGATTGATCTACGCCAACTCATTGCCAAAGAAGAGCTCCTTGATTTTTGGCCCACGTCTCGTCAGACGGCAGAGGAGCGAGTTCTCGCCACGACTCGCTTCGTTCTATACGCCGTAGTGCTCACATATCTGATTCGTCGCGATGCGCGTATCGTTGCGCTTGGTGCTCTCGTCCTAGCTGCTCTTTATGTTCTCTATGGTATGAACATGATTCCAGATGGCAAGCGTTCCGTGACGACGGGTCCTAAGGTGGTCAGCGGACTCCGCATGCCCACGCGCGATAATCCAATGGCGAATTACCTTCTTGGCGACGACCCAAGCTACGCGCTCCAGGCTCCATGGTACCCGACGATGAAGGAGGAGATTCAGAATGAATGGAGCGCGATCCACCCATTTGAACGCAAGCGTGACGCGGAGCGTAACTTTTACACGACAGCAGTTTCCACGTGGCCAAACGACCAGGCGGCGTTCACCAACGCTGCATTCGGAAAACCATTTCAGCCCATGTGTCGTGATGATCCATCCCAATGCAACCCAGATGGACCATACGCTCGTGGACCAGAACGTGTTCAGCTCCGCGGTGGTAACGCAAAGTAAGAAAAAAATATCCTGTACAAGTAATAATGCCGAGCAGCGTGCTTCAGCCCGGACTCCTCATGGTTGAGGAGGGAATGTACTACGGCCCAAAAAACACCAACTATGTTGACATCATCATGACTGACGATGCCCTGCGTTCCCAGACGACGTCCCGCAACAACAAGTACTACGCAGACAAGCCGTACGATTTCCCAGAGCTGTACATTGAGAAGCCCGAGAATCGTTTCCTGTCATGGGACCCGACGAGCACGTACGCCATGTACCAGTCGATGTCCTACGCGAAGAGATACCCCACAGATAAGCAGTAAAAAAAATAGCAAGTAACTAATAGATGGACCCCTTCAGTCTTGCCGCCGTTGTCGGTCTGGTTTTTGCCGGAAAGAAACTCAGCGACGTCAAGGAGGAGCAGGCAGTCATGCCTTCAAAGCCAGACCAGATTACAAAATTTGATCTCGTCCAGTACAAGTTTGCTCAGCAGGACCCTCAGATTGATAATCTGAATCTCGAACCAAATTCCGGACGTGGATTTTCAGGCGGGTTCCGTCTTCCACCAAAAGATATTGCCCCGAGCTTTGCAGAGGTTGTGCCGAACGGTACGCGTTTTCCATTTGGTCAGCCCGTATATCAGACGGACGGAAGTCGGGAACCGGTCACGAACAAGATGAATAACGTCACGCCAGCAGACAAGAAATACGTCGGACGCGGCCTCGGTCTCGATCCAAACGTTCCAGCATCAGGTGGTTTCCAGCAGTTTTTCCGTATTTTGCCCAACAACATGAACGAGGAGCGTCTGACGAACCTCGCAGGAAACTGGGGTGGTCCAGCCAACCCAATAGTCAAGAATGGTAGCACGTCGATTGGTACCATTTCTCATCCAGCAAAATTGTCCAAGACGACCGAAAACTACAAGCCGATGCAGACACGCGGACAGGGACAGGGTGGTGCTATTACAGGATTCGAGGGTCGTCCGGATTTCCAAAAGACACGTCGGACGACGAATCGTCAGGAGACGGGTCTACGCAAGGATGGTCTCGAGATGGGCCCTGCGCAGTACATGGTCTACGAGCACTACGGCTCCGCGTACAGCGATCCTATGAGATGGAGCGCCAATCGTTCAAACCCCGACCGTGCCGGGAATGCTGGTCGTATGAATGTTCGTGCCGACCCAGTCGGTGCCGTCGGTGCGAATACAAATACCCGCCTTGAGGCTGGTGCTCTTCCGGTTCGCCCAGCTGACGCAAGCCGCGGATCTCGCTACATCCCTAATCAGTACGACAAACTCAACGTGTTCAAGGGTAATAAGGATCCACGAACGGAACGTCTCAATCTGGCAAACAACGTCCTTCAGAATAATCCGTTTGCACACTCGTTCACCGCGAAGGCTCAGTCTGTAAATTAAACCACGCCTAATTTAATGCAGATTTGGAAATGGCTTTTGGTCGTTGGACTCTTGTTCCTGATTACGTACGAACCATCACGGGGCGGGGGAAAGCTGATGAATTTTTTTACAAACGACTCAGTAGGAGGGAATGAATTCCCCGCGCGACCAGCCATGTCGGGAGAGGCACAAAAGTATAGCGATACCGGTGACGACGATTAACAATAAGCAGTACATGCTTATCGTTCACGATCGTCGGTACCAAGAATGGACGTTCGTCACCGGCGGGTGTCGACGTCGTGAGGTGATCAACCCTCTGCGATGTGCCGTTCGAGAGCTCGAGGAGGAGACTCGAGGCACTATCAATCTGAAACGAGGTGCCTACTCGTATTTTCAATTTTCGACCAAATACAAGGGTCCAGGTGATTCCGAAGCGGACATCGAAGACGATGTCACCAGCATTTACCACGTCTACGTCATCGACTTGCCCATGACGGCTCGCGAGCACACGTACATCGTTCGACGATTCAACGAGGAGAAATCCAAGATGGAGAATCGTCAGACGTATTTTCGTAAAAACTACGACGAAAATGACAAGGTGGAATTTGATACGCTCGAAGGGATCACAGCTCGTGAAAACCTATGGGACATGATACGTACACACGTCATCTCAAACCCAGATTTTCACGCAGCTCTTTCCTCAACCCAACGAACGAATTTTTACTTTCGTTCGTAAAATTTGCGCACCTGAAAATATTGACACCCAGCAGGAATGACCAAGTCGAAGCGTATGTTCGCTGAAATGCTTGTTCAGGTCAGGGGACACGGTGATCCCGACGAGATTGCAAAGACCATGTCACTCGTCGACATCATCTATGAAATGAAAAAGGAGGAGTTGAAGAAGGAGGAGGAGGCGAAGCCTCCTCCACCAAAACCCGAACCAGAGAAGGAAGAGGCCCCTCCAGAGGAGAAGGAGGCCGAACCAGAAGTCATTGTGAAAATCAAAGACTTTTGGAGCCGGTTGACACACGATTCAGACTCGGATTAAATTAAGATGAAGAGTTGTCTGAAAGCAGGTCCCAAAAACAAGCAGTGTATACGTACCTCAAACAGGAAGGTGTTCAGTCTGCCTCGTAAATTTACGAAACTTCAGTGTCTCCTCGGTCCCATCAAAGGGTTTACGATGCGGGCGAGTTGCGCACCGTATAAAAAGAAATGACAATGTTTAGCTATGGATAAATGGGCGACAGACAAGGGCCCAGGGACGCACGTCCTCATGGATGGTGGAATTCTTCAAGTTCCGTACGAACAACTTGACGAATTTTACGTAGAGTGTGTACACGCCATTCGGCTCGGTAAAAAGATTTACGTCGTGGAGCAAAAGACGGATGTGTTCAAGTTTTTCGTCGATCTCGATTACAAGGGATCCGAAGCGCTTCCAGATGACGTCATCCTCGAACTCGCGACGACGATGCATTCTGTGGTTCAAAAAGGTCGGTGTATCATCGCGCGCGCCGAACCCCGACAGGTGGACACACAGGTGAAGTCTGGTGTTCACATTCATTGGCCAGACGTGTTTGTGACCAAGTCAGAGGCGCTTGCTCTCCGAACACGAATCCTCCTCGAATTACCTGATGACCCAGAATGGAGTCAACGCATCGACGCGAGCGTCTACGGTGGTTCCGGTCTTCGAATGCTCTGGTCACACAAACGCGAAAAGGGTGTCGATTCGAATCCATATTTTCCGTGGCGGGACCTCGAAGGGCATGTCTTCGATCGCACACCAAACCCAGAAACACTCAAACTCTTTGCGGTCCGAACGAATCAGGTGTCCAAGGAGGCGGTCAACGTCGAGATTACATGTGCCCCACTCGAAAGATATATACGTAAAAATCTCAAGGGTCAGGAACGAGCGAATGTTCGACGAGTCATGCGCAGGGGAACTGACAAAATCATCGTCCAGACGGATTCCAAGTACTGTGAACGGATCCAGGGTGAACACAAGTCGAACCATGTATGGTTTGGTATACGAGGAGAACTCATTTGTCAGTTATGTCACGACGAAGAATGTAATACCATCGCTGCAGAGAAAAATGCCGGAAATGAAAAACTTCCAAAACGATTTGTAGGACGGGAGCATATTCTTTCTCCGAGTATAGTAGACGAGTTACACAGCAATGTTGCTGTGGATAATTCTACTTTTGTGCCTATTTGTGATCTTGTTCCCGACTTTTGGTGGAAAGAAGAACCGATTTCTCAGGGAGGTGCACCCGTACTCGGGTCTGGATCCTCAAACTTGGGAAATGCTTCAAAAAAATCTGGGGGAGTTCGAAAACCAACAAGCAAGTCTCGAGCAAAGGGCTGGGGGACTATACCGCGCAATTGAGGATGTTCGTAACCTTGCTCTGTTCATTCGAAGAGCAGACGATCACGAACACCAGGAAAAACTCGAATCTATCGCCGTACAGATGGGTGTTGAAGGCGAAACGACGTTGTTTGAACTTGCACACAAAAACGGTCTCTATTTCTTTCCAAAGTACTTAAACGATTTAGCCCCTGAAGATACAGAGCCCGATGTCAACAGAACAGGAGCAGCCATCGGCGAACACTTCCCCGACCCCAGAAGTCACGGTCAGTAAGCCCACGACACGCACTCGTTCGGGTCGCGTCGTTAAGGCACCGGAGCGCTACACTCCACAGGAGGTTTGTGAGGATGATTACGCTGACGAGGATTACAACTCTGACGAGTCTGGAACCGTTTCATCCGAGGTATCCTACGACACGGAGGATATCTCGAGTGAGAGTGACGCTGACGACGAGGGGAATCTAGCCGGATTCGTCGTCGAAGATAAAACGAGTAGTGATTCAGAGAGTAATGGATCGGATGTTCGATCAGAGTCCGACGAGACCGACGTTTCCAGTGATGGAGAGCGTCGACCCTCGCGCCCAGCAGCAGGTCGTGGACGAGGTCGAGGCCGAGGAGCACCAACAGCACGACGCACGCTCGTACTATGATCCCGGTCCTCGTATTTTCCACGCTCAGAAACAGTCAGTTGATGCACTTGAAAAAATTTCAAAAGAGACTATAATTCTGGTATTTGCTGCGTTTTTCATTGGGTTACTTTTGGGGAAGTCGCTGACGCCTGTAATTTTGAAGCACTAAATCACCTCACCAATGTATCGAATAGTCGGTGATGTCAAACTCGGGTTGTATTGCCCAGCATCCGGTGGTAGATTTCCTTCTTTATCAAAGCCGTACGTCTGAGCGTTGTCTTCTGTTTTCGTTTCAAGTTTTCCCGTCTTTTCGTTTATGTAACCGGTATGAATCTGATTTCCTTTTGCATCAAATCCGTATTGAAGATTGGAGACTGCAAGATCATTACTTGTCATTTCGACTTCCGTTGGTTTGAAGAGATTTCCGTATACGTCAACACCATATACCGTCTTCATGACGGTTGGATTCTGTGGTACAGCTACCAAATTACTCGTATTTGACACAGTTTTTCCTTCTGATATATCAAGCTCACCGAGATAGGCATACATTTCCGCAGATCCTGCGCTCGATTGGTGGGGTACGAAATCTCCATAAATTACATTTGATGAAGGATCACCCTGGATAAAGTTGAGGATGGGATTTCCCGCCTGAATCTGGAAATCGAGTCCAGCCATGTCTTTATATATCTGCGTTTGACTGTCGACTTGAACGATGTTGCTCGTCGAATCGACGTACGGTAAATTATTTGATGTTGTTACTGTATTTGAAATGTCATTCGTATACGGTGGCAGAGTATTTTCATCACGCGGAGGGGCATACCCCTCTCTGCGTGCTGAAAGAATCACGATGATCACGATGAGTGCCACGAGGGCTACCCACAGTGACCAGTGGACTTTCATTCTATTATTTGGTTACTATTTTTTTCAGGCCAGGAGACCAGCCGCCACGCTTCCAGCACCGACAGGCTCGGGTGTTGGGCCGGCATCAATCTGAACCACAGGCGCCTTGGCGCGCTCCTCCTCCTGCTGAACACGACGGCGCTCAATCTCGGCCGCGATACGCTCGTCGGCAATCTTGACCAGCTCAGGCATCTCCTTGTCCGGAAACTCCTTCTGTAGGTCGTCGATGAGCTCGGCCGGGTGGGGGATCGGTGGCACGTCCGGGCGAGTGTAATACTTGGAATTCTCGTCACCAGGCTCGATATATGGCGTTGCCGAACCCTCGATAGGCTTGGCCATCATGTCACGCTTACGCTTCTCGAACATCACCGCCGCCTGACGCTGATTGTCACGGTACTTGGTCATAATCTCCTCGAGCTTCTCGTTCTGGTAGTGGACGTTCTCAATCTGGTCACGATTTGGTGGAATCAGAAGCCACTTGTACATGTCGACGACGTAAATGTCGACGAGCGCATCCTCCTTCTGCAGTCGCTTGGCGTGATTCTCCGCCTCCTCCTTCGTCTGGAAGCATCCACGAATCTTCAGACCCAGCTGCTCATTCTTCTGGGGCAGGTCCGGACCAACGATGGAAATCAGAGCAAAAAGCTGTCCTGGCACCGTCAGGTAATCCTGCTCGAGCGAACCCATTTAAAACTACAAGGCACAACCTTTTTAAGTCAATGGATCAACTCCGTAAGCGTCACAATCAGGTGAAGCGTGAACTCATCACACAATGGGTCAAACCGAACTCGTACGTTCTCGATTGTGGATGCGGCCGTGGTGGTGACTGGCACAAATGGAAGGCGGTCAAGGCTCGGGTTGCCGCCATCGATCCGGACGAAGAATCTCTTGCCGAGGCTGAAAATCGTGCCATGGACCTTAATTTCGGTGTGTGGTTCCTCGGTCCAGGTGATATTCGTCAGGCGGCGTTTGCAGGCCCGTACGACGTCGTGTGCTACAACTTTTCTCTCCAGTACATTGTCGGTGAGCACTTCGAACAGAGTCTCAGGGCGATCAAACTTGCAGTGAAGCCAGGCGGTCTTCTCATCGGTATCGTTCCCGAGAAGAGTCTGATTGAAAGTGCCAAAAGCCCGGATGCACTCGGAAACGTGTTTGAGATTGACGGAGACAAGGTTCTCATGAGCCTGACCGAAGGCCCATTTTATGCAGACGGACCCAAATATGAACCACTTCTCGACGGTGGAGCTCTTCGTCAGGCACTTGAGCCCGAATTCCAATGCCTCATGTGGGCACCGATTGCACCAGAAACCACCGGACTCGTGACGGACATTTATGCACAGTTTGTTTTTCTACGTCTAGATCAGTAGATGGCGGCCGGAGTCATCCAGACGGGACTGCTCGTCGTTGGCCTCATAGCTGCGGCGTGGAGCAGTCGCCGTGAGCATCCCCTTATGGAGGAGATTCGACGCAGGTACGATATACTTCTTACCCACCTCAGAGATACTGAGACTGTCGATCCGAGATTCGCACGTCTCAGGCGACGGTGTATTCTCACCGGGATCCATGGATCCAGAATGAACAAGGGGACCATAGGGTACAACGTCAATAAAGGGTACGAAATTTACATCTGTCTGGATAAAGAGGATGTAAATTCGGCAATGAATGTTCTGATTCATGAGCTGGCGCATGTCACAGTCGATGAGTATGATCATTCCCCTGAATTCTGGGCATCGTTCAAGGATCTCAAGGCGCTGTGTAAGACGCTCGGCATTTATGAACCCATCGAAGGGTCAGTCGAGTACTGCGGCATTATGATTCAGGACTGAGTCGCCTGGTCTCGATTCGAGACCAGTTTTTACCCTTTCCACTGCAGGTGGAAAGTTCATCATGGCGCTTCGCGGCGATCATCGCTTCGCGATGATCTTTTTTCTTATACTATTGTAAATGTCTGGTGGTATCGTTCAGCTCGTTGCAACTGGCGCTCAGGACGCCTGGTTGACCGGTAAGCCGGAGGTTTCGTTCTTCCGTTCCAGCTACAAACGTTACACTCACTATGCTCGTTCTTTCGAACGCCAGCTGATCCAGGGTAACCCGGCTGCTGGTAACATCTCCACGATCCGTCTTGAGAAGAAGGGTGACCTCGTGAACATGATGTACTTTATCGCCAAGAATTCCAGCGGTGCTCTGATTCCGAACCAGGACTGGCGAACCGTCATCGACAAGGTGGAGCTGCTTATCGGTGGTCAGATTGTCGACACTCAGGATATCACATGGATGACCGAGCTCGAGCCCATCACCGGTGCTCAGAACTTTTCCCAGCGTTACCTGAACAATAACGCTGCAGGCCCCAAGAACCACACGACTGGATTCCTGCCGCTCAAGTTTTTCTTCTGCAAGGACTGGAACGTGTCTCTGCCACTGGTGGCACTTCAGTACCACGACGTGGAGATTCGCATCACGTGGGCCGCTTCAGTAAACACCTCGAATCTCTACGAGGCCTGGGTCAACTTCGTGTACCTGGATCAGGCTGAGCGTGAGTACTTTGCCAATACACCAATGGACATGCTTTTCACCCAGGTGAACCGTATTCCGATCGGCACGGGTAACATGCAGGAGCTGGCGCTGGCCCACCCCGTCAAGTTCCTGTCGTTCTCGGCAAACAACTATCAGGCTGTGTACAACACTTCTTCGTCCGCGGCTGCCAATTACCAGTTCAAGACGCAGATTAACGGCGTGGACATTGGCGACTCTCGCTCACTGTACCAGTGGATCGACGTTCCCCAGTACTACTTCACGCCTTATGGCTATGTTCTCAGCGATTCGACGGCAAATGTTGCCATCATCTCGTACTGTCTGGACACGTCAAAGCTTCAGCCAACGGGTACGCTGAACTTTTCACGCATCGATACCTACCGTATTGTCGCACCAGCAGGTGTCAACCTGAGCACGATTTTCGGTGGCACTGGTCGCTACTTCTATGCGATGAACTACAACGTCCTGCGCATCAAGGATGGTATGGCAGGGCAATTATATTCTAACTGACCAATTTTAAACCAATTTAGTTTTGGGACTGTTGTAAAGAAACTAAAAATAAAAATACCTAAATACATTATATGCCGACGGGTTATATTTATCGTATAGATAACCTGGAAAATGGAAAGTTTTATATCGGTCAAACTATACAAACTCTCAGGAGGAGATGGAATGACCATGTCTCGGATACTAACAATCTATCTGATGAGATGGTAATTCATTTAGCTATGAGAAAATATGGAACAGACGCTTTCACAATGGAAGCTATACACACAATAGAATGCGAAACAAAAGAAGAACTCAAGAAACAACTCAACGAACTCGAGATACAGACTATTGAACAACTCAAACCAGACTACAATGTCGCGAAAGGAGGACTAGGACATACAGGTGTCACTATTCCTCGTTTCGGATCTGATAATCATTTTTATGGAAAGAGACACACAGAAGAAGCTAAAAAACGTATAAGTGAAGCAAGCAAAGGGCGTTGTTTAGGTATAAAATTACCAGAAGAAACAAAACGGAAAATAAGCGAAGGGAAAAAAGGGGATAAACATCCAGTCAACAGAGACCCGGAATTTCGTCTACGCGTCATCCAGCATGCACGTAATCTCATAGAATCTAATAAGAAACGTGTCAGTCAGTTCACGACAGACGATATATTCGTTCGGGAATTTGAATCAGTAAAAGCGGCTGCAGAAAGTATAAACGTCTCTCCTGTTTCTGTAACTATCTGTCTGAAAGGAAGATCGAAAACCTCAGGGGGGTTCAAGTGGAAGTACAGCAATTAAGCCTTCTTTGGTGGCTTGATAAACTTGTGAAGAATGAAAAAAACGACAGCTGCGATGAATGCAGTGGCGAGCATGCCCGTCGCTGACAGGTCACCAGCGTCGCTCATAAATTTAGGAATCAGATCCGCCAATTTGTTCTGAACTGGCTTGGAGAATGCAGCGATGGCAGCAATGCCGGCGATCGCAGCGTTCAGCTGGTCATCAGTCAGACCAAATGGGTTCTTTGATGAGGACGAAGGGGACGTAGTCCCCGAGGCGTTGTCCAGGCTCAGAGCCACGACTCTGTTGTTCTGTGGGTTCTTGTACGGACCTCCGCCGCCACCCATGGGGCTTTCGAAATCAGCGCTCGGGACAACGTCTGAAATTGGTGTCGAGAAATCCATTTCTATTTGAGGAGGTTTTATTTCGGCTTTAAATAACTCGGGTTGGTCGATCGTACGCGTCTGGTATGAAGGCTGGAGCTCGGGTGGGGGGCCAAAAGAACCCTGCTGCTGTGGCTCCTGTTTCTCAGGTTCCACCTGAGGAATGTACTGCATAATATCACTCGATCCGTTGAAATCGAGGTTTTCGATAATCATCTGATGTTCCATGTGAAATCTTTTACGAGTTGGTGGCGCAACGGACAATGGGCACTCTGTGCCCCTTGGACTCACACTTTCTTCACAGTAACTCCTGGACGCCGTGCATTCGTCGGCGTTCCGACCGTCGTCAGAGGTGTCGTGACGTGTCGTGGGTTGTAATTCTTCTGATGGTATTGCCAAAGGGCATCCGATCCGATCCGGAATCCCTTACGAATCGGCGCCTTGTAGTAGTAGACACAATCCTCGATGCGATTCGATTTGCTGGTGTTGTCCAGAACGAGACATTCGTAATTTTCGGTACAGGCATTCATCACCTGGCAGAACATGTCGAACGTCGGAAAGACACCGAAGAACGCCTTGTACAGACGCTCGCGATTCTGAATCACATTCTCACGGAGCACAAATACATAATCGACGTTGGCGCGCAGGTCTGGGCTGAGGTCCATGCAGTACTGCATCGTCAACATGAAAAACAACTTCCAGTGACGCCCGTTCATGAAACATTGTCTGATGCACGTGTCCTTCATGAACGCCTTGTCGTACATACAATCGTCCATGAGCAGAAACGCGCTCGACGGCTTTCCAGCACCGACGAGTCTTCGTTGACGCTCGAGGATTTTCTCAATGGCGTCGCGGTTATAATCACCGTAAATGAACAAGTCTGGTACGAATTGTTTGTAGTAGTGGTTCCCATCCTCTGTACCAGACATGACGATGCCGACAGGCAGGTGTCGCTTGTGATACATAATGTCAGTCACGAGCGTCGACTTGCCTGTACCTCGTTTGCCGATGAATACACACACCTTGTCATCTCCAATCTTGCTCGGGTCAAATTTTTTGAGCTGCAAATTGGTCATTTCCTATAGGTGTACTGGGTTTTTTCCGCACGTGAAAGACGCAGTTTTTTTCCGAGTATATCAGTAGATGTCAGCGGCAGCGACGCTGCTGACCGCCCGTGGTCCAGAGGACCAATGGCTCACGGCAAAACCGAATAGAACATACTTTGAAACAAAATATACACAACCGAACAACAAACAATGCGAAACATACGAAGTTCCTTTTGATCAATCTGCCGTGTACTACGGAGATTCTGCGATATGTACGATTCCTTCGAAAGGAGAATTTATAAAACGCTTCACGGTTCGATCAACTTTACCAGAGTTGTACACCCCTCTTGGACCAGGGTATGTATATCCTTTGTACACTGATCAGGTTGATGGTAGAGTGTACATTCCTGATGGATCTGTCGCTATCGAGCCAGGAGATTCTTTCGGATATTTCAACACTCAATTTCAAGGTACATGGGCTACAAACTTTGTAGGGTACTCCAATATAAACGTGACGTACAATTCATCCATCATCAAGTTCGTATTCACCTCGACGATGTACGAGTACATTTATTTTCAGGATGACATGAGTGGTGTATTTTGGGGATTCGATCCTCGATCATTTGATTTTTTGACACCCGGAGGATACAAAGCGTACAGATTTATTAACGGTGTTCTCGTGCCACCATTTACGCTTTTTCAAGCTGGCTGGATTCGGGGATTTACACCACCTCCTGCAAATGGATTTTCGTATGTTGACTCGGTGGCGTGTAAACTGATTAAAAACGCTACTCTTCTCGTTGGCGGTCAAACGATAGACAGACTCACAAGCGAGCGTTTAATTATCGAAGATGACCTCGGTGTATCGTACGAAAATCAGACTGGTCTCGCGATCATGGAAGGTAAAGGGGATACTTCCCAAGTGTACGCCCCTCGTGAATACTACACGCGTCTGACGTTCAACACCGAAAGAATAAACGTCAATGCGCTTCAACATCAAGACGTTCAGATTGAGGTTGATTACGAAAAGTTTGAAAACCTTCCTTCAAATCTCATTACGACGAAAAGTCTGACGGATGGCGGCTCTTACGTGGACACGAACATCAAATCACTCCTCGGTCTTCCGGACGAATTGACCGTCTATGCTACAAATTTTTATAAACAATGGGTCGTGTACGTCATGGATGATCCGAACGTCGTATTTCACCAAAGATACTATTTTTATGACACTACAAAACCTATAGGAGATGCATCGTCGTGGGTGTCGTGGTACGATCCAGAGTTCCACAATGTTTATACATTTCCTTCGAGACCTTATTTTATCGGAGGAATAATGTATACTGCCACCACTGGTCTCTCGTATATTCGAAGCGTCCCCGTAGCAAACATGCTCACAGGAACCGCTACACCGACTGTTGGTGCTACGTTTTTTCCCGGTCTTTACGAAGGACGTGTCGGGGTAGGTTCTATAACAGCAGATGCACGTTACCTGTACATAGAAACGAGTATCGACAATGTAACTTTCGGAAGTAATACAGGAACTCTGTATTCCGTCTATCCGGGTGGACGAACTAATTTAAACGATTATGGAAAACAGATCAACTTGACATATAACGTCGCAAGTATTTCCACGACTCAACTCATCGCCTCGGACAATGTCGCTCTCGTGAATTTTGTGACGACGAGTAGTCTCGGTATAACACCACAATACACACCGACGTCTGTTACGATAACGAACCAGACAAAGATTCTTTCTAATGTTGTCGCGACGGTGAATATTTTGTATACAAGTAACGACCTGCCTGTATGGAACCTACCTGGATTTTATACGACAACCAGCGTTGCTTTAACCGGGAGCAACGTCGCCACCTTTATTTCATGTACACCAGAATGTGCATTTGCGAATATCGTCGCGACATACAAAGTGTACAACATCGCTACGCCACAACTCATCCCTTCTGAGAACACGGCTGCAATCAATTGGATGACGAACGTTTCACGGAGTTTTGCAGGTGTTACGAAAACAGTTACGATTACAAGTGAAACAAAAACACTCTCGAATATATTTTTGACAGCCAATGTAGCGTACACATACACGTCAAACGGAAAACCTGCTCCAAATGTCTTTGAAGACCCAATGGGTAATCGAAATATATGGAACCCGATCGTCGTTCGTTACGATACGACGAAACCTATAGGATCTTGGTCATCATATGACTTTCTTTCGTATCCAGGGACGGGGGTACCGAAAACGTGGAGAGACATTTTAAATGTCTCTGGTCTTTCGTTCGCTTCTATGCCGTTAGCATTCGATGGTCGTAATATATATGGAACTATACAGGGGTCTAGTATTCTTCTCAAAACAGACTCTCAAGATTTTCTAAATGAATCGTCGTATACTTATTTCAATGTCGGGGTTCTACCAATTCCACCCCTTTTAATCGGTATACCGGGTACACAGGTTCCAAATGCGACGGACGGACGGTACTTTTATTTTCAGACAAATGCGTTTTCAGGGGGTTCTGTTTACTTAACAAGGTACGATAGTACTCAGAGTATATCGTCACCAAGCGCATATTCGTCCATCTTGTTCACAAATATGGCTTTTCCGAATGGCTACGGTCTGTACCCGTTTGGTTTCGACGGAAAATCGATCTACTACATAGGTAGTACGTATGGTAATATTCGAGCGACTATCCTGCGATATGACACGACGACAAATTCTGTTTCAGATTGGATTATATTTGATGGAGTAGGAGGAGCACAGACATCAAACGGTCCCGTAAAAACGATAACCTGGGCGAGTCCATCCACTGCTGTTCTGTCGTGTCTCGTCAGTGCTCGGTATGTTTACATCACCGAAACATGGTATGGTGGTTTCGAAAGTTACAAGGATCTGGTCCAATTTGATCCTCTCGTCATGACTGGTACGCTTACATCGAGTATGATTATTAAATACGAAACGTATGATGTACCAAAGCCAATAACTATACAAAACTTTTATGGTCAGACGACCGTGAACGAGTTTACTATTCTCCAGGGGTTGTCAGGTGGTTCATTCACACTCGATGTTCGAGGTCCAGTTCGTGAATTTTGGATCACTGTAGATTATCCAGGTGTCATCAATCACGTCGTATTCAAATTAAATAATGAAATCTTGGTCGACGACGATCAAGCGATGACCAGGTATATTCGAACGTTCGAAACACACACGAGTATGCCATCGACAAGTAACACATGTGTGTACTCGGTGGCTTTTGACCCTGAAAAACTCACGCCTTCCGGATCAGTCAACATGTCCCGTGTCCGTGATCAGACAATAGACGTTAGTTTGACGTCGATTGCTCCAACAAATTTAAAACTTCGCGTGTACTCAAAGACGTTCAACGTCCTCGCCATTCAGGGTGGAATCGGTGGACTTATTTTCAACTCATAGAATAGGAATGAACTTTACAGACGGTCCGCCCGCACAGTTTGGTCACCAGGTGACCCGTCTCCAATTTCCAAAAGATGTTCACTTTGGTGATGACATTTCTATATGGATCTCCAAAGTGGGTGATGTAGCGCTTGGGAATATGTATCTTCGAGTCGATTGGCCCTTGCCATGTACAGTTGATGATTCGGCTGGTACACGAATGATCGAATTTGTCGAACTCCGGTATGAAGGTGACCTTCTCGAGCGTCATTACGGTGAGTCCCTCGAACTCATGAATGACCTTTCTGTTCCAGCGGGGAAACAACAAGTTCTGACGTCCCTTATCGGTAAAGACCTGACGAGCAATTTAGCGTCTTACTACATACGCATGCCGTTTCGTCTGAATCTTCCTCTGTGTGCTCTCGAGAAACCACCTGTGTTTCGAGTCAAATTTCGAGCTTCTCAGGAATTTTCGACGATCAACTGGACAAGTACGATCAAGGCAAATCTGTTTGTTGATTACATTTACGTGACCAAGGCTGAGCGCGACTATTTCAAGACGGCCAAAATTGATTACTTGACACATACGATACAACGTCTCCAATTTACGGTCAACGCAAACGTCTCAACATCGATAATCATGACTGAATTCACTCGACCCGTCAAAGAGTTGTATTGGGTCATTCAGACGGATGGAGCAGCCGCGTACGACTTTACAAACAACGGAAACGATCAACTTACGTCACTACGACTTCAATTTAACGGTACTGATATCATTCTCCCTGAAATTGGAACACCGTTGTTTCTTCGAACGATCCAGGGACTCGAAAATCATACACGCGTTCCCGACCGTTGGTTTTACATGTACACGTTCGCACTCGATCCAGAACACCCGACACAGCCCACAGGATCCGTAAACATGTCCGCATTGACACGTCAACTTCACACGCTTGATTTGACACCGTGTACGAGTGCTCGGAAAATTCGTGTGTATGCTGTGACGCAAAACGTCGTTCGGATCGCAGACGGATCCGCTACATCCCTGTTTGATAATGTTCAGGAGGGCGGTACAAAAACAACTTAAAAACCTTGTATTCAGATACCTTATGGAGGACATTTTTCTACCTGTCCTCGAGTCATCCGTCGTGCTCGCAGCACACTACGCCAAGGCGACCGGTCGCGATTGTGTCACGGCCAAGGACATGTGCTACGGGCTCATGTACGCAGCACGCACGATCACAGGGAAGCAGATTGGGTCTTTGTTTCCGGAGATTTACGAGAGCGGATCAGACGAAGAGGAGGAAGAAGAGGAAGAGGACGAAGAAGAGGAGGAGCAATGGACCCGGTACGAAGGCACAGACAACGAACATGCCGTCAAGATGAACGAGTGTGCCGATACGTGGGACGAGTGGGAACCAGAAACACCAGCAGAGGCTGCGTTGAAGCATGCAGTCAATAAAGCAATGGAACAGTATGTATGAACTGTTCGACGACACAGACGAGGAAGAAGAGCTCGAACCCAAGGTTAAGTACTCAGTGATTCTCCAGAAGGAGGATTACGAGGATGACGACGACGAAGAGGATCCCTTGCCATATGTGGACCTGGGTCCAGGCTATTATTTTTTTGACCAGGACCAATAATTTTCTTCATATAAAGTAAAATGTCCGGAATCGTATCAGCAGCAGCAGGCACCTTTGCCCCCTCCGTCTCCGCGGGTTTCTTCTTCGCGACCGCCATCGCGTGGATGGATGTGATCCGCTGGACCATTTCTCAGCTGGTGAACGTCGCCAAGAACGGCGGCAGCTACTACCTGATGAGCGCCATCTTCACGACGCTGCTGTCCGTCATCGTGCTCATGATCCTGAACCGCCTGCAGGGTGTGTCTTACTACAAGCCAACTCCAGCCAAGGAGTAAATTGTTAGTTTAATTTAATGAAAGTACTCGACCTGACGGTGTGGGATTGGCTTCTCGCCTTTACAGGGTCAGGACTCGTAGGGTACGCTTTGAAACTCAAAGGAGCCCAGTCGTGGGGGATCTTCCTCCTCGCCTGGATTCTCGTCGGTGTTTTCGTGTACAAGTTTTTCGGTGTTCAGCAGCCAGGGTACTATCTCGGTCTCCAGAAAGAGTCCAAGTATCCTGACCTAAAGCATGGAATCGTGTCCAATTAAATGGAGACCGATCGTCAACGCAAACGTGAATCGGCTCGTAAGAAGAGCGGTTTTTCTGTGTATAGCCAAAAGGCGGTCAGGGCAAAAGAAATGTGTCTTACCAAGGTCAAAGAAGACCCGAAGGAGACCAAACCAACCAAAAAATGACGACGACCCTCAAGCGTCCCGGGCTCGTGTTCACTGCTGAGCCTTTGATCCGTTGTGTCACTTCACACAACGGATCAAAGTATGAAGAATTTCCAGTACGAAACGAGACGTACATCGTGTGTCGTGACGGGACGATTCAGGCGAGACACGATCCGGAGAGGTGTATCCTGTGGAACTTGATCGAGGAGGACAACGGGTGGACGGATGAGAAGGGGCGGCCGTTGATGGTGAGTTTTGTGGCGTGGGAGGCAAATCCTCCGGATGGGGATGGGTCGGATTCAAGGAATGCGTTCATCATCGACTTTGACGACGACGGCGAGCCTGAAGTTTCTTCTGTGTAATAGATAATGGGGAACACCACCCGTCCAAAACCAAACTCACCCCCTGGTCCAGGTCGTAACGTCCAACCCATCATCAATAGAATCAGAAATCGTCAGACCAAACTCAAGAATGAAGCGAACAAATTACAGACGTTGTACCGGAACATCGGAAGACGTCTTGAAGCTGGTGTCTTTTACGAATCGGATTATATTCGCCTCGAGGCCATAAAGAGAGCTGTCCATGAGCTCATTCAGGAAAAGAAGGATCTGGAGCGAGCATTTTGGGCTATGCTTCGGTACCAGATTAAGCACTCAGGTTAATGTAAACCCGTTCACGCTGATTGAACGGTATGCCGTTAAAGTTTGTCGTCGCCGCCATCGTGTACGCCCCCATGCGTCTCCAAGTGAGCATATCACCCACCTTGAGACCGCACGGCAGAGCGATGCTTCGTGCAATGACGTCAGCACCGTCACACGTGCTTCCGAAGAGCGTCACATTCTCGAGTTCTTGATTCTCATCCAATTCAGGCTCGGGCTCGGCGTGATCCATGAGGATGCAGTTAAATGCCCCGTAGAGCGATTCGTCGATGGTGACGGCCCCATCCTTGACACCGATGACTGGCGTGTACAATGTCGCGATGTGTTCCGCGAAAAACCGACCCGGCTCGGCGATGACGTCGTACTGATCGAGACCAGTCTCTTTGAGCGCCTCGTTAATGTACTCGGACGCCTCTTCGATATCCATCGAGGATGAAAAACCACCACCGATATCCACGAGAGTCGGTTCGAATCCATATTCTTTGAGGACGTCGATGGCGCGTGCCGCTGTGTAAATTGCATCGGCGTACGCACGGGTTGAGCGAGCCCCTGAACCGACGTGGAAACTTACGCCTGTGAGTTTGAGTCCCAGTTCGCGGGCACGATCGAGGAGATTGTACCAATCGGATTCTCCAGCTCCGTATTTATTACCAAGGGTACATACGGCCGTTGGGTCGTCGGCTCGGATTCGAAGAACCAACTCCATGGCCGGTGCGTTCTGAGCCATTTTTTCAACTTCGCATATCGAGTCAAACGTTGTTTTCGTAATCGCCTTTCGTGCAGCGTACTGTATGTCATCGGGGCGCTTGCAGGGATTGGCGTAAATGATGCGTCCCGGGTCGACAAATTCGGCGACGAGATCGATTTCTCGAGGGCTGGCGCAATCAAATCCACAACCGAGGGCGTCGAGCGTCCTGAGGAGGACGGGGTCAGGATTGCATTTGACAGCATAGTAGGGAGTAACCTTAGGAAACAAAGTGTTCCAGGTTTTATATGCTGCTCGGGCGACGTTCAAATCAAGCACGTAGTGTGTGGTCATCAAGAAGCTCGAGCGCTCCTGGGGGAAAGTGACATTTAAATTTCCACGTCAATACCGTGATTTTTCAGCAGCTCGAGAGCCTCTTTGCATTGATACACCGGTGACGGGTAAAGCGCGTCGTAGACCACTTTGGTCACTCCGCCGTGTTCGATAATCTTCAGCGCACATTCCATACACGGAGACAACGTGACGTACAATGTCGAGTTTCGGAAATGAGACGCTTTACTCAAAGCAGCTTCTTCGGCGTGCGTGATCGTTCCGTCGGAGTTTTTGTAATTGTAGCCAAATCTCCACTCGTTGCCGTCAGTTACAGCTGCACCCACCTTTATTCGTTCTGCCGAACCGTATGAAGTTCGGATGGCGAGGTCCATACGTTGTATTCGAAAAAAGACTTTAAAAAGATGCCACCCTGAACAAGCAAGATGGATCGCCTGTTTCTGCTTGACCGTTCTGGTTCCATGGAGTCGTGCCGCCAGGACACGATCGACGGCTTCAATTCCTTTGTCGAGTCCCAGAAGCAGTTTGGCGGGACGATGACCCTGTGTCTCTTTGACGACCAGTTTGAGACGGTGTACGAAAAGACACCGATCGAGGAGGTTCCTCCTCTCACGGAGGAGACGTTCGTTCCACGGGGTGGGACGGCTCTGCTTGACGCCATGGGACAGGTGCTCAAGATGAAGCTGCGTGATGATGCGATGGTCATCATCCTCACGGACGGTGAGGAGAATTCGTCTCGGACGTACACGTCTGCACACGTCAAGGATTTGGTGGATGCAAAGAGATTGTGGAATTTCGTCTACCTCGGGGCGAATCAGGATGCCGTGCTCGCTGCACGAAACATCGGCATCCACACGTCACTCGAGTACGACGCACAGCGTACACCCGAGCTGTTTCGAGCTTTGAGCGAGACGGTATCCAATTACACTCAGAACCCTTCTATGGGGCTTATGTTCTAGAGTCTAGACACGTACAAATAGTATGTTTTCAGTTGACGTGATCAACAAGGCGTTGTTGTTATGGGCCTCGACGTGTTTGTTGTTTTTGACAATCGCCGTGAGTAAAACATCCTCTTCGTCGACGAAATTCTTCACCTTTGGTCCACGAGAAGATCTCGTCATACTTGACGTACATATAGATACGTACTGGAAATATTCGATCGTAGTCGCTTATACTATAGTCAGTACAATTGCACGTACATTTCTTCAAGAGGTGGTCACCCCATGGATCATTCAATCGATTCAGAATGATAAACCAAAGGATGAGTACACGAGACGGTACGCTCAGGAGGTGGCGTTTGGAGAGGTGTTTTACCGGTGGTTTGATTGGTTCATGTACATGCACATCCTTCTCGCCCAGATCGATATGATGTTGATTGAACTCGTAGGGAACGTTTTGGCTGTCATGTACACGACGCGAAAATACATGAAGTTTAAGGAAACCGACCCTTGTTGAGAAATGTACTGCCCGAAGTGTGATTGTATCGTCACCGTCACGACCGAAACCGGAACTATGAAGTGTCTCCGGTGTTCGTACGAATGGTGGAAACGCGCCGAATTCCATGATCGGCCAGTATGCTAAGTTTCTCCTCGTACTCACGAACTTCACCATTGCCGATGACTTCACCGCGAATCTCTGGTCCTGACAACGTAATAGAATCCAGTACAAAATCCTTGAACGCCTCACACGCCAAAGGGACGATGGGTTGAATGAGATTCCAAATCTGACGCGCCGGTTCCTGAATCTCGGGCTGAGCGTGATCATCCATACGAAGACGCAAAAAATGAAGGAGGTTGTGCAGATTCTGTTTCCAGATGAATTCGGTCATTGTGCCGAGTGGAAGATGGATCCGCGCCTCTTCACGAGCAACACCCTGTGCAATCAGAGTTTCGTACACTCCGAATGCCTGATTGCACGACGCTTCCTGCTCAGCACGACTAACGTCAATGCGAGCGCCTGAACCCTGATGGTTTGTTGATGATTGAGCATGATACTCTTCTGGAACATAAAATTCACTGGGTAAAACCGAGTACCGGCCGGACATTTCGTTGACGGATGCCGTCCGGTGACGAAGCCATTGACGTGCGACGAAGATGGGCACGCGTACGTGAAATTTGAATTCGACCATCTCAAACGGACTCGTATGCTTGTGGCGCATGAGGTACCGAATGAGCGCCCGAGTCTCTGACTTTTTGGAAGCACCCGTCACAGAGATGCGCGCCGCGTCAACGATCGCCTGATCGTCCCCCATGTGATCAATCAAGGTGACAACTGACATATGTAATTAGGCAACGGCACTTCTTTAGGTCTCGGAACGAGCTTCATCGTCCCGTCGGCATGAACGCCCTTCGAGACGTACTCTCGAATCTGTTCGATCGTCTGACCCTTGTGTTTGTCGTCGTTGGCGTGTGCGTAGTTCTTGAGTTTGTTCCAGACGTGGTCTGCGTCACCAAACGAACTACAATGCCACCCCCCGTATGTCACGTATGGAAACTTCCATCGATTGTCTCTGAAGAAATTGGGCCCCAGTTTACGAAACGCCTTGGCATTCGTGACGACGGTTCCAAACCACTGTTCACCTGTGAACAAAAAGTCGAACGAAAACTCAAACATCCACATGTGAATGCTGTGCGTCCTGGATTTGTCGAGCTGAATCACTTTGGTCATGTCCGGAATCTCATCCACGTCGCTGATCATTACCGTCGCATCATCTGGGACGTCGTCGAGACCCAGAAGAACACAGTCCCGTTGGTGCTTCTCGCGGTCCCAGAGGCCGACGTCGCCAACACCATGGTGTTGTCTCGGACACGGAGAACACACGACGTGCCGAATCTTATGTGCCCATGGTGCAAAACGTTCTTTGTTGATTTCGTAGTACAATGGTTTTGGATTTCCGGTGTGAGTCTCCCTAGACTCGGCGAGCACAAAAATGTCGACGTACGGATCGAGATTTTTGAATCGCATCTCCAACACGTCCAACTCGTTAAAGAACTGGAACGCATCCACGATCATTTTCTTGTAGATTAGTATCTATGGCTGCTCTTAAGCCATTCAAAGTCAGACCGTTCATCGTATGGGTGTTCATCATCATACTCGTAGGGCTCGTCATTTTCGGATCGACCCGGAGCAATTACCAGGCGCGTGGGTCTATGGCTGAGGTTGTGTACGAAGAGCCTAGCGTCAACAAGAATGCCCCGCCAGCGGTGACCCTGACACCGTCAACGACCGAGACGGTCCTGAGCCAGATTCCAAGCGACACGTATACACCAGTGACATACGTTCCCCCGAATCTTTTCCCAGAACCAAAAGACATGATGAAGGAATACAACCACGTCAAACTGAGTCCTCTCGTGATCGGTCAGTTTAATAGTCGTGTTGGTATGATTTCTTTGGATGACGCGGATGAGTCCATGTACCCCGCGACACTCGACGAAGTCTTTGCCGCATCAGAGGAACAGGGATTCATGCAGGCGTCAGTCGACACACTGTACGACGTGACGAAGCTCACACCTCCCAGACTCATGACAGACCAAGTCTAATGGCTATATAGACCAGGAGACACAAGACAAGGACGTTATACAAAAGCCACGCACCTACATAGGGTACGAATGCGTTATTTTCCCATACTAAACTAAGGATTTGCCTCGTTAGAGACTCATCGTCACCAGATTCGCTCGACGCCATGGATCGCTTTCTTAAACAAAAGGCGGAAATAAAGGATCCAGTCTTTGCGCAACCTGGTGTTTTGACGTGCATCCATGGAAAACCGGGCACTGGGAAAACAACACTCGTGAAGGAAAAACTCGGACACTGTCTGTTCCTGGACCCTGAGGTGTTCAAGAGTCGCCAGGGAACGCTCGACATGTTCGAACGTCTTCGATACTCCATTTTACCCATAGTCATTGACGATTGGGAAGCGATTCAGGATCTCGTCGGTGTTCGCGAAATTCAAGGACCCATCTCATCGAAAAGTCCGACGGTCGTGATCGCACTGACGCCCGTGAAACTGACGCCCCAGACCGTCTATCACGAATGTACAGGCGTCAATCACAGACGAGCCGTTCTGGACGCGTACGGGAATGCGGCCCCAGACGAATTTGAAACCCCGAAGGATTATGTCCATCGTCTTTTACGAGGGGATTGGAAAAATGTTCGCATCGGGGACACGACGCACGAACACGGACACGTCTGGAGCATCGTTCAGGAAAATTACCCGGACCGCGTCAATGGTGACGTGGACATGCTCGCTCAGATTGCAGACCTCATGTCTGAAGCGGACTTGCTCGACACAGACGTGTACGACAAGTACGACTGGAGCATCATCATGCCTCTGTTCACGATGATGTCATGTATCCAGCCGTGTCGTCTCATGCGCCCTATGAACAAGGTGCCTCGTACAGGAAGTCTCTGGACCAAGTACCAAAACATGTGCATGCGTCACAAGAAGCTTGAGGCGCTGATGCGTCGATCGAACAAACTCACCAGGGATGCTATCGACACAGTCGTTCGCCTCCAATTTCTTGCAGGCGACTACTCAGCCTGTCAGGAGTACAAACTGGAACCCCAAGATATCGACGTCCTGGGACACATCATCGGGCCCTTCAAACCAAAGGTGGTTACCGCGGCAAAAAAAGCGTGCGTTACAGTATGAAGGAAGATCCTTGGCACGATCGCGAGGAGGAGTTCCTCACCAAGATTGAGCAGCAGTGCAACGATTACGCTGCCCACCATTCGAAGGACCACATGTACTATAACCGTTTGTCGTCCAAATTCAACATTCCGATTTTGATCATCTCAGCCGTCAATGCGCTCACCGCCATTTCACTCAATTCGTTCTTGGACCAGGAGTACGTCAGTATTCTCAACGCCGTTCTTTCAGCCGGTACAGGCGTCCTCGGGTCCATTCAGCTGTACATGAAACTCAACGAAAAGATGACAAATGCACTCCGTGCGTCCATTCTCATGAAGCGTCTCGCGCTCAAAATTTCAAAAGAACTCAGTGTCGACCGCGCTCAACGGTCGACCGAGGGCCAGGCGTTCCTGCAGGAGTGCTTTGCTGAATTCAACACCGCACTCGAACAGGGGAACCCTATCGAAAAGAAACTCAAAAATCATCTGTCGCTTACGCCACCCCAACCAATGGAAAAGAAAATGTCGCTCATGAGCCTCGCAAACGCCGCTGTCGGCCTCGTCGGCACGCCGAGAAAATCAGCGATATGGAGTGAGATTGATACGTCTACTCCGTCTTCTGTGGAGGAGATATGACCGGGCTGGGACCGTGCGCCTGTTCCGTCGCGCGCTTGTCACGGTACCGCTTGTACAGGAAAAACACGACGAGCAAAAAGATGAGCACGGCGGCGACGTTGAACGGTGAAAAGAGAGACTTGGCACTCGCCTCCTTGAGTGCGGTCTCGATCCGAACCTGACGAGGGACGTCGACGACTGGAGGGACGGGTGCTGGTGGAGCGGGGTCCATCTTATAGAAAAAATATGTTTTTTCCACGGCAAAGTGGCGCACTGGAGAGACCGACAAACTTCAACTTGTAGCAGAAGGACTAAATGGTCTCAGTCGACGAACTCTTCTCGATTGCCGAGTCGTGTAAGGCCCGTGAAGAACCACGTGAACAATTCATCTGGACAGAATACCGGTGTCGATTCTGTCCAGATGACGGGACGATGGTGGAACACGACGGGCAATTGTTTACCCGGGGGTCCCGTGTGGCCAACGAAGATGGTTTGCCGACGTGTGTCTCGTGTGGACAGTCGGATGGTGAGTTTATATCAGACGAACCGGAATGGAACGGTGGGGCGAACGACGAAGGGAGCGATCCGTCTCGGGTCGGTGCTCCGGTGAACACGACTCTGTTCAGTGCGTCGTGGGGCTCCGGGACGATCATGTCCGTTCATGCGTCGGGGTCGTATGCAAACAAACGATTGGCCAGAATAAACTTTCACACGTCGATGAATCACAAAGACAGGGCACTTCATCATGCATATGAAGGTCTCGATCACGTCGGACGTGTCATCCTCGGACTCCCAGACTCGGTGATGCTCCAGGCGAAGATCATGTACCGTAAGTTTAGTGAGAGTGTTTTGACTCGTGGGGCGATCCGAAACGGTATCAAGGCGAATTGTATCTTGAGGGCGTGTCACGATGCTCACGTAGCTCGTACGACACACGAGGTGGCGGAGGCGTTCAACATTCCTGCTCGGGACATTTCACGGACTGCGGATATTTTTCGGGAAACGATTCCGACGGTCCAGGCGACGACGACCAAGTCGTCTGACCTCGTCTCGAGAATCTTCAACCAGGTGACGGTTCCAGACGAACTTCGAGGTCGGATTCGTCAAAAGGCGATTCGTATGTGTGAACAGGTGGAGTGTCACCCGACGTTGATGGGCAAGACTCCAAAGGGAGTAACGGCTGCTGTCCTCTACATGGTCTTGTCCGAGTACGGTCTCACAAGGGATGCGATTGCCGATATGTGCGAAGTGTCACTGCCAACACTGGTGAAGCTTGAGAACCTGGTGAAAAAAATAGTGACTTAGTGTAATGGCAAACCGTACTCCAGTCCTTATTTTCGTCGCTGTCCTGATTGCTCTGTACCTTTTAATGACGTATTCCTATGCCGGGTACATGCCCAACTTCCCAGAGGAGACGCGTAACCGCGATATTTACCAGGGCCCTGGATTCATCCTCGAGTCTGACAGCGTCGCAGACCGTGCGGTGAAGCGCGAGGTTTAAAGATCTCATGCGTCCAACCAGTATGGCTACGCTCGTTCGTCCGCCGCCGACAATCAAGACGAACCAGAGCAACAGACCCTGTTTCACATTGCATAAACATGTCAATTCGATCATGGCGTGGGAAACCACGTCGACGAAAATGGCGGTCGTAGCATTCAGACGTCGAGGTGATATTCATACCATGGGCACCATTATCGAAGATCATCATCGAATCCATCACGAATGGCCCGATTTCCGCACAATGACGTTTACGACTGGCCCAGTAAAAAAACCACTTGAAATCCTCGACGTATGTGAATGGTCAAACGTCGACGAGCTCAAGATGTTTTGTGCGTCTCGGTATTTCGATTTGATCTTAGTGGATACAGTCAGCGAAACTTTCAATATCAAGGGTGAAGTGTACACGCTGGAGATTCCAGCCGAGAGTCACATTCCATACCTCGAGAAACTTTACGATGACGGTCTATTCCTCTGAGACGGGAGTCAATTCTGATGCATTCGCGATGCGGCCGGTCGCTGGAATGATCGCCTCTCCGTTGAGCACAGCCCGTGCATACTTCAT